ATTGCGATTAGTTTTAATTCCTGTACTATTTAGTTCATTTGCAATTTCTCGCAGGCTCTTACCTTCTACATAGAACTTATATATTTTTTCAATCACTTCTTTGTTAGAATACATCTTCCTACCTGCATTTCTTGCGTTCAGTTTTATTTCTGAACTATCTATATAGCATTTCTTACTATATTTCTCTTTTAGATCTTCATATAACTTTTTATATTCAGCAGTACTTTGCTTTTGCACTTCCAGCTGCTTAAGTAGAAAATTATATTCTTCTACAGAAACTACATTTTTACTATCTTTTAAAGTATCTATCTCAGTATTAAGTTTATTTATTTCGTTACTTTGATATTCACTAATAAATTTTAAATCTTCTATTTTCTGTTCAAGCGACTTTATTGTTACCCTTGGCATGTTATTACCTCCGTTTATCAATTAATTCATAAACCGCATTATTTTAAGTATATCTTACATTTTGATATAGTTCAATAATTAATTACTAAACCAAAAAAAGAGATATAAACATTTTAAATTTTTTCCCATGTGTCAATGTGAACTCAAAATAATAAAAACATCACATAATATATGTATGAAAAAGAATTTAGTTAATGTCTATTTAGATAACATTTTGTTTTGGCTTTTGGGCTAACATTTATAAAAAATATAAAAAATATTTTTTATAAATAAAATTTTTATGCAAAAAGATTACACAATAGAAATGAGTAAATAAAATATTTTGCTTTAAAAATAAAGTAACAAACAAAATATTGGTTTTAGTAGACTAACAAAATAAAAAAATTAAAAATGCCTACAGGGTAGAATATACTACCCTGGCTGGCAGGGATATATTCTATTTCTGCAGGCCAGGGAGGTAAAAATGAACAGTAATGAGGAAGTAACAATCAAATTGGTAGGGAAATTATCTTTAGAATTACCAGAATTAGATCAAATCAAGATCAGGAATTTGATAGATGAAGTTTTAGTCAACTACGAAATTCATCCAGTCGAAAAATCTCTTGTAGCTTCAGATATTGAAGAAAAAATTCAATATTTTCTAGCTGTAAAAGAGTTAGATGGCGCAAGTCCTCTGACAATTAATAATTACAAATTACAATTATTAAAATTTGCAAGTTTTTGCCATGGACCAATAAATTCTATAACAACTGTAGATATAAGAATGTACCTTGCGGCTGTAACAAATACTGGAGTTAAAAAAACTACGTTAAGCAATAAAATAAGTATATTAAAATCATTTTTTGGATGGTTAAAAAATGAAGAAATGATAGTTAAAAATCCCATGAAAAAGATTAAAAATATTAAAGTAGACAAACATCTTAGAAAATCTCTTACGCAAGATCAATTAGAGCTATTACGAGATGCATGTAAGACGACACGCCAACGTTGCATCTTGGAGTTTCTATTTAGTACAGCGTGCAGATTAAGTGAAATGGTAAATGTAAATATTGAAGATATTAAATTTGATAAATCTGAGCTAAATGTTATAGGGAAAGGTTCTAAGGAACGGACTGTTTATTTAAATCCAAAATCAAAATTATATATAAAGAAATATTTAAAAGAAAGAGAGAAAAAGGGTATTATAAACAATGCTCTTTTTATTTCTTCAAAATATCCATTCAAACGACTTAGTAACAGATCTGTTGAAAAAGAAATATCTAAAATAGCAAAGGCAGCAGGTATTAATATACCTGTGTTTCCTCATAAATTAAGACATAGCTCCGCGACTATGGCTCTAGCACAAGGTATGAAAATTACATCTATCCAAAAAATTCTCGGCCATTCAAATCTTGACACAACGATGATCTATGTTGATGTAAATAATGAAGACGTAAAATCTGAATTCAAAAAGTTAAATCAATAATTTTTATACGGACTACATAACAATTGCAAATATGTAGTCCGTATTTCAAAATCACACAATACTTTAGACATAAAACTGCGGTTTACTCCCGCATGAAAAAATGTGGGAGTAAACCGCAGTAACCCAAATTTTAAAACAGAATCCCGGTGATGGGGTGGACTTGTACGCACACTGCTTAGTACAAGACTTTTTTATATCACCGTTCACATAGATAAACTTGAATATTAGATATGGTATGTTGGTACTTAGGCACAGAGAAGTGAAAACTTGATACGGATCTATACCAATAACCTAAGTCAAATTTTATTGCAGATGGATACTCTTGAGAAAGGTACCCTGAATACTGCAACTCTTTACATAAAAAATGTAAATGAGTATAAAGGGGTCTGGTCTCTACAAGCAATTCATTTTAGGAGGTTGGTATAATGGCTAGTTTAAAATTTCAAATTCTTAAAAGGATAGATTCATTAAAAAATTTTGGCCAATCAAAAAAACAGGCTCAAAAGGAGCAAAAGGAAATGGATTTATTATTAGGAATAAAAGAAAATTCTCTAAGAGCTCCAGGCATTTATAGTAAAAGTACATGTGATAACTATAAAAAACACGCTTTAAATTTTGCTACATGGGAAAGAAAAAAACACCCTGAAAAAGAATTTAAAATACTTACTAATATACCCAATGAACATATAGGAGAATGGCTAAAAGAGAGCATAGACAAAGGAGAAAGTGGATACACTATACGTCTTAAAGCAGCTTCATTAGCTAAAATAATGTACTGTCATACTTATGACTTTGGAATAAAATTGCCCAGTAAAAGGAATGATAGACCTAAAATTAAAAGAAGTCGAAATGAAGTATCATATGACAAGCATTTTTCTAAGGAAAATAATAAAGATTTAATGGATTTTTGCGACGCTACAGGATTGAGAAGAAGTGAAACAGCTCAAATTAAACCAGAACAGATAAAAAAAGATATAAAAGGAAATGTGATCTTAGATTTTAAATCTAAGAAGGAATACCGCGTTATGACTAAGAACGGCCGCGGGAGGTTCATACATCCTTTACATGGCACATATAATATTATTCTTAAAGCCAAGGAAAAGGCAGAGAAGGCAGGACAAGCTACTGTATTTAAAAAAATACATCATGCCATGGATGTTCATAGTTGCAGAAGATATTATGCACAGCATAAATATATTGAAGCCCTTCAAGGATTAGAAGAAAAAAACCTTGACTATATATGCAGAGATGGATCAGGTCGAAGGTATAATAAAAAGGCTCTCAGAATAACATCCGAGAACCTTGGCCACAGCAGGCTTGATGTGGTGGTAAAAAATTATTTTTAACTATATTTTTTTATGTATTCCAGTAAGGCCTGACTAATCAGGTCTTTTTCTTTAAACTCTTTATGTTTTTTACAAAACTCTGCGAACTTATGCCAGACGACACTATTTATTCTAATTGTTTTTCTAAATCCTAGATCTATTTCTTCTGGTAAATCTATCTTAATCCCTTCTCTAACTTCTATGACATTTGTCTTGTTTACGTCACTCTCAAACCATGAAACTACTTCCATAATCTTATCATACTTATCAGATAAATTTAATAAATTTTTTAATACTTCTTTGTTTGTGACAAGTGTCTCTTCTTTAATGATATCTTTTGGGACTATTGTCTGACAAATATCATTTATTGTATTTGCCTTACTTTCATCATATGTTACAGATGTCTTACTATTGTCACTTATATATTGATTGGTACAACCGTCATATTCTTGTCCTACTTTTTTAGCTCTTTTTCTTATAGTACTTCTATCTATTCCTATTTCAGTGCATATTTTAGTTAATGAAGAACTGTTTTTAAGTTCTTCATTAATATATTCTATTTGTTTATCTATGCTTAAACTATCAAATTGTTTCCTATCCATTTTAAAATCCTCCTTTGTGACAGTTGTCACAATATAAATTCTATCTTTATTTATAAAATTCCTCCTATTTCTATATAAAATTAAAGGAATTTATGTATATATGTGGAATTTTATTATTATATACTACATATTTATATAAAACTTATATAAACTTTATATAAATAATTGGATAATTTTTCATAAAAGTATTGACATTTATATAAAACTTATATAAACTTTATATAAAGAATAAAAAATGGAGGGTAACATATGAACGATTATATAATTTCATTAGATGTTGGCAAGTATGAAACAAAGGCTATTGGAAGATGCGCATCCGACACCACTGAAAGTATAAGGAGAGTACACTTTAAAACAAAGTTATATGATTTAAAAAATGGATATGTTGATCTAGAAGGAAATTCTTATAAAATCTCTTATGATAAAAATAATTACATTATAGGCGATCAAGGAGAAACTAAATCCTATGAAACGTCTAAGACAAATTTATTGCATAAATTAGCAGCATATACTGCTATTACTCAATTTTTAACACCAGACACTGAAAATAATAAAATATATTTAACTCTTGCTTGCCCTATAAGCGTGCTAAAAGTTGAAACAGCTAAGGAACAATACAAAGATTTTATAAAAAATGATGGTCCAATAAATATTATTGTAAATGAAAAAAATTATAATTTTGAAATAGAAGCTATAACTATAAAAGCCGAAGGATCTGGCTTAGTTTATACCGAACCTGAAAGATTTAAAAATAAAACAGTGCTAGTTACTGACTTTGGAGGCTTAAATATGGGCTTAGCTTTATATAGAAATAAAGTTTGTAAACCCTCTGACAGGTTTCCTGAAGAGCTTGGATCTGATGCACTAACTGAATTCATAAGAACTGAATTGATTAAATGTAAAAATGGCAATATAGTAAGTGTTGAACAAGCCGAAAATGCCTTAGACGTTGGATATATGACTAAAAATAGTAGCCCTATCCCCGAAACTATCGAAGCTGTAAAATATGGTAAGGAAAAGTTTGTAAGTCACGCTCTTGATGTAATTGCAAGACACAATATTCATATAGACGAAGTAGACTCACCTGTATTTGTTGGGGGAACTACTATTAAACTAAAAGATATTCTATTAAAAAAAGTCCCTAACGCTTATATCCCTGCAAATTCGCAATGGTCTACAGCAGAGGGATTATATAAAGTAGCTTTTGCTAAATATACAAAGATGAAAAAAGAGGGATAATTATGGCTACTGGGTATGATGCAATCAGTATTTCCTTCTCTAAAAAGAATTTAGATGTTTTAAAAATATTGAACGAGAAAAAATGTGATGAAACATTCAACCAAAACGATTATGTATGTGAAGCCATTCGGTTTTATGAAAAGAGTAAAGATAATATAAATAAAATTGTTACCAAAGAAGAGATAGAAAAAATTGTGGATGAAAGAGTAACTACACTATTGCTTGATAACAATTTAGATATTTCCAAGAAGGAAATTAATGAAAATATTGACTTGGAAGATCTCTCTGATGATATAGACATTGATGATGATTAAACTAAAAAGAAAATAGTTTACTAATTAATTACTAAACGCAGAAGAATGTGTTATAATAAACTATACTTTTTTTAAGAAGGTGAAAAAATGAATACCGAAGATTTAAAAGCTATAGCAGATCTATTAGATGCAAAACTTGAACCTATAAAATCACAGCTTCAGGAAAATACTGAAATATTAAAGGCATTGGAACATAGCTCAGAAGTAAATAAAGCTGAGCATGACAAAATGAATAATGATATTGCTCACATAGAAGGTCATTTAAAAAATATAGATGAAAACATAGATGTAATGAAAGAAATGCTAGGAAGGCATGAAGTCGACATTGCTGTATTAAAGCGCAGACCAGTATGAATGAAAAGAGAGCATGACGGGTTAGGAATCATGCCCTCTTTCTATATTTTTTATTAAAAGGATTTTGTGAAGGATTTATTTATATAAAATATATCTTAAAAGAAAATTATGTATTTTGTATGTATACCTGAAAAACTTTCAATTAATAAATAGTCCTGAAAATATAGTGATAAGATATTTTCAGGACTATTACGAAAAATATGAAGATTAGAATAAATACAATGCAAGTACGTTGTATTTATATTATATGCCAAAAATTTCACCAAAATACATTAAGGAGACTTAAGGAGACTTTGTGAAATTATGTATTCTATAGTACGAAATATTCTAAACTTTTTATTGCAAAATATTCTAATTTGATATAACATTAATTACATAAACATGAAATTAATTCGAGATTAAATATATAAAAAAACAAAAAAGCAAGAAACCGTAAAATCCAAAGTTTCTCAGGCTAAGATTTTACGGTTACCAAGAAGCTAAACGCTACTTTGTTTTTTTTGTTTCATAGGGTTATTATAGTATAATATTTAATTATAGTCAACATCTATGACAACATAAAAAAACAAAATTTAGCCTCCTTGATTGCTTTTTTAGGATGAGGGGAGTATTTTTAAATGGAAAATTTTACATCAATACAAAATAGTATAATAACATCAAATATAAAAAATACAGCATATAGAATGTTCAGTTTCTTAAATTCTATGTGTTTTGGAGACAAAGACTGTTGTTTCCCAAGTCAAAAATACATATCAGAACAACTCCATGTCAGTGTTAGAACCGTGCAAAGAGCTATAAAAGAGCTAGTACAAGCTGGGCTAATTAAAGTTAAGCGCAGGGGTTCTATAAGTAATATATACTATATCCTGAAAAAAGTAGTTCTAAAGAATACACCCAAAGAAGTAGATAAAATAAAAAATACAATAGATGAAGTAAAAAAGAATTACTCCAAATCTAAATCAAATACCTTTAATAATTTCACTCAAAGAAAGTATAATTTTAATAATTTAGAAGATATGCTTCTTGGCAACATGGATTATGATTCAGAAAAGCTAAAAGAATAAATTAAAAGGCCTCAAGATATCATGTTAAGATATCTAAAGGACTAATATAAAAAATACGAAAACCAATATTTATATTGTAAACTAAAAATTTTGAAAAAATACATTAAGGTGGCTTATTAGAGTCGCCTTTTTTTAGTTGTATAAATTTGTAATTCAAATTCAATACAATTTCATTGGATTTATTTAACGATATTTATATAAATATTTAACATATTTTACATATCAATACAATACAATAAGCCTTGATTTAGTTAATGCGACAATTAAGTTACTTTTAATGCGAAAATTATATCAGATTAAAAACGACAGAGGGGTCACCCAAATAAATACAACCCAATAAATACAACTTACCATATATATGTAATGGAAATTTATTGAATTGGAAATCCCCTGCACCACTCTAGAAAATGATACAAGGGATAAGAAGAACTAGTGTAAAGTTAACATTCTATATTATATCAAGTCTCAAAAAAAATAATCCAATATAAATAAATTGGATTATTTTTTATAATGTTTTTCTATCATCTTAGCAAGCTCTATTATAAAGTTTCTATCCTCATTATTTTTTAAATTTAAATTATATTTTTCTTTTGTCCTACAAAGAAAGTAATCTAGACTCACATCAAATATATCAGCTAGTTTAACCAAATTACTTAAACTAGGCTGAATATCCTGCGATTCGTAACCGGAAATAGATTGTCTAGAAACATTTATCATTTTACCTAACTGCTCCTGGGTTAGCTTTTTTTCTTCCCTTAATTCTTTCAATCTATCCCCAAACATATATTTCCTCCTAATCTAGTATATAAGTTCAAGTCTATAATAGTAGGAGAAATAATCGTTGTAATTCAAGTTATTTTTTCTTTTTAAAACAAAAAGGACAATAATATTGTCTTTTATAAAAATGTAGGAATACTGATATCGGGCATATCATAAATTCTTCACATATTTTATTCATTAAGGGCATACTTATATAGTTTGGATTATAAACAGAATTGTTTTCTAGTTTGCTTAGATAACTTTGGCTTATGCCAAGTCTTTGAGAAAATTGTTCTTGAGACATTCCCAGTTTTTTTCGTATATTTTTTAGCAAGGAAATCACCCCAATATTACATTTTACGACAAAATATTCTAAATTTAAACAAGAAAAACATGGTAAATTGAATAAATAGTCGAACGGTATTCCTCCTATGAATATTATTTGTGCTACTATATAATAAATTGTGTGAAAAATATGTGAATCAAAAACAAACAAACACGTGTTAGTTTTTATATAGATAACTTATTAGAATTTCTAGGGGGAAAGATATGATGACCAATAGTGAAATATTAGAGAAACAAGAAATAAATAACAAGGTAATAAAAATGAATGATAAAATAAATAAAATTACTTCAAAAATTCCAACTGAAAAATTAAAAATATTATTAAAAGAAACAAAGAGAGACATTTCAGCCTCCCTTAAAGTTAAGTAAGATTTTTGATTTTTAATTTTACTAAATTTAATATTTGTTTTTCTACATCAGACGGAATATTGTTTTCATTCTCTAATATTCCGTCTCTAACAAGACCTTTAATAAATTCATCAATTAATCCTGCTCTTTCGGCATTATTTGTAATGTAGTCTAATGATACCCCATAGAATTGAGAAAGTTTTTGAAGTGTTTCAACTGTTCCTGTTCTATCTCCTTTTTCTAAATGCCACAACATATTTCTGCTCAATCCAGTTTTTTCAGAAAGTTTTTCTAATGTAAGTTCTTTTTCTTTTCTTAATTTAAGTAATATTTCTGGTTGCTCCAATTTATCATCACCTCCAACAATATTCATTATACCCAAATTGGAGACTAGTATCAAGTTTTAAAATATCTCCATTATGGAGAACTACAAAGATATAGCTAGGTATAGCGAGTTTATTTGGCCTTATAGTTAGATAAGCTCTTTTTTTATATTTGAAAAATCTCCAATAAGGAGATAAAATTAAATAAGAAAGGAGGTTAAAAAAAATGAACTTTAAAGCACTAAGGAGGAGACAGAATTTAAGTCTGAGGGCTGCGGCCAATGAAATTGGAGTTAACTTCCAATCTATATGTAGATATGAAAATAAGGGTAGAATCCCAAAAAAATGGGTATTGAAAAAAATGATTGAGGTTTATAAATGTACGGAAATGGAATTAGGAGAAGCAATTTTTTCAAGCTTAAAAGGAGATGAACAAAATGAAAAAAAAGTTATTAGAACTAACAAAAGAGTTATCCAATGAACAACTTAGGATAATCCTGAAAGACATTAAAGAAAGAGAAAAGAAAAAAGCTACTCATAAGTAATGGGTAGCTCAGGAAAGGAAGGAAGATAAGAAAGTGAGTAACTTAGTAAAAACTAGTAAAGTAATGACATTAGACAGTAGAGAGATTGCAGAAATGGGAGAAATAACTCATTCAAAATTAATAAGAAAGCTTGAAGGTGATTCAACACATGTAGGAATTATTCCTACATTAGCTAAAGCCCAATTGGGTGTCAGTGATTATTTTATCAAATCTTCATATAAGGATAAAAGTGGTAAAACTAATTCATGTTATCTATTTACTAAAATGGGCTGTGAATTTATAGCAAATAAGTTTACAGGAGAGAAAGGAATTTTATTTACGGCAAAATACATTGAAAGATTTAACCAAATGGAACAAGCCTTAAAAAAACCAAAAAAACAACTGCCAACATCTGAATCTAAACAACAACTTGCAGAGGCACGCTTAAGAAACGCAAAAGCAAGAGAAGCAAACATACTTTTTAAAATAGCAGATAACCCTAGCCTAAGCAACAATTATAAGCAGGTACTTTTCTCTTATGCAAGTGAAATAATAGCAGACAAGCCATTAATACCATTACCAGTTGCAGAAGAAAAAACATATTCAGCTGGAGAGATAGGGAAGGTGTTAGGTATCTCTGCTAATAAAGTAGGCAGGATAGCAAATGAACACAATTTAAAAACTGAACAATATGGAAAACTGTTTCATGATAAGTCCCAGTATTCCAGCAAAGAAGTTGAAACATTTAGGTACTATGAATCTGTAGTTCCAGTATTAAAAGATATATTAGAAAAAGATATATTAGCTGACAGTGCAAGTATTTTTGATTTACCCGGGATGGAAAGACTTAAAAGTTTGCATGACAAGATGGAAGCAAAATAGTACAAGCTATGAAAGAAGGTGAAATGAATGAGTAAGAAAGCAATTGAATTAGGAGAAAAGGAACAGAAAGATTTATTTTGTGCAGCATGGCATTTAACTAATTTTATAGAGGATATGAAGGAGAAAAAGGTTGCAAGCTTCGCAACTCCATGTGAAACTTGCAAATATCAAAAACAATGTTGGAAAAATGACCATTTTGATGCCTATAGTCATTTTGAAACATTAACAAAGTTAACTGGCGTAAAATTTAGTCCTCTTAAATATGCCAGAAAAAATGGCTTGTTTGGTTTCAATAAAAGAGAATAACAGTTAAAGACTATTTGGAGCTTTTGAATAAATAGGACAAGGATCTAAATTACATCCTTGACAATTAGATTTTTCACAATAAAAGCCACCTTTTTTATAATAAATTTTGGGGTGTCCACACATTCGCACTTCTTCATATTCAATGTTAATGGAACTCTTAATATTATATTTTGGGCAGTAACCAGAGACAATCTTTTGCATAATATCACCACCTTTCAGTGATGATAGAGTTCTGCAAAATAAGAATAAAAACCTTTAGAAATATATGTAAGGGGCTGAATTAAATGAACACAACAGGCAGAGAAGGAGAATTCATTAATAATTACTTTAGTAATTTTAGTGATGATGTTAAACATTCAATGATAAGTGATTTGCAATCAAAGAATAGGCAGCTGAGAGATAAGATAGAAATTAATGACAAATTAATAGACATGATAGAAGTTACTTTTAATTAATATATACTTATTTGACAGAATATTCAAATAAATAAGGTGGGGGGAGGAGGTTATATAGAATAATGAGCAACGCAGGTGATATAGAAAGCTATAGAAAATGTGATGCACTATATAGTGATATAAAGAAAATTAGTGTACGTATTGAAAATGAAACAAGCCAGGAATCTAGACTTGAATTTCTAGAGGAATATAAGAGACTTAATGAGAGTTATATGGCAGCTTTAGCAGGACTAATACAAACAACTTGTTCAGAATGGAAAAAATTATGCTTTAGCTATGAGAATTTATTAAAGGCTTCAGGAAAAAACAATATAGAACTCATACAGTCTTGCAGGGTGTTAAAGAATGATAGACGGTTACTTGTGATTATTGCATTTATACTTTTAACAATTATTGCATTTCTAATATTTAAATAGGGAAGGTGAATTAAATGAATAAGGACAAGCCATGGTACAGGCAGCCAATAGGCAGTGAAGAGTTTAAAACAGGTCTAAAGGAGACCAAGCTTTTTAGACTGTATATGCTGCTAGGTAGTTTAGTAAAAGAAGAAAGAGAAGGACAGAAAGTTAAAGCAAGGATTGCAGCAGTTAAGACAGAGATTGAGGGGAGGAAAAAGAGTTGATTAACGTAGAGGACTATATTCCAATGGTACACAAATTACCCGTAAGCAATATGCAAAATTCAAATATAGATATAGCTATGATGATATGTTTCAGGCAGGTTGTGTAGGTCTAATGAAGGCTGCTAAGAATTTTAATAAGTCTGAAGGTCCCAGTTTTCTTAATTATGCCTATAAATATGTTGAAGGACACGTAATTAATCTTGCACGAAATGATAGTTGGTATATTGCTAAAAGGGTAAAAGACAGAACAAAAGAGTCATATGCCCCGGTTTCACTTGATAAATTAGTGGGGAATCAAGAAGGTACTCCAATGGTGGATTTAATAATGGGTGATGTATCGGAATATAGTAATTTGGATTTAAAGATAGCACTAAATAAGTTACCTAAATTTTTAAGAAAAATTATTTTAATGAAGTACTTTTATGAATTTACGTGGGAGGAAATCTCAAAGACAATAAATATACCTAAAGGTACACTATATAAACGTAAAAGAGAAGCATTTGAAATTTTGAGAAGGGAGATGATAGTGTGTTAAGAAAATTATTTAAAGAGGGAGGTATTGAAAAAAATGACCAGGAGTTTAAGGAAGTCTCGCAGATTACAACAGATGATATAAGGGAAAACCGCATTAAATTTGGTAAAAGGACAAACTTAAATGAAGCATCTCTTATAGCGTTAAGAGCTTATAAAGTAATAAAAAGGGTGGTGGTAAGTTGATTTACTGTAAGGTTGGCAAATGTCCAGTTGATTTAAAAGAAGCTTTATGCTGCATTTACTGCACGAAGAATAAAAAATGTCCTAATGCCTGTAAAAGCACGAATAGAGCCTGCAATCTTAGGCTTGAAGTAAAAAAAGAAAGTCCTTACCATAAGGACTAGAGAAATTTAACAATCTAATCACATTCTATATTAGATTGTGAAATAAGTCAATGGAGGATTAAAAATGAAAAAATTAAATATAAAATCAGAAAATTGTTTGTTAGAGGTAAATGATTATGGCGCAAGCATAAACAGTATAGACTTAGGTAAACTCGTTAGGAATAACCTTCCTGAGCTAAAGAATTACAAAGACTATCCTGTAAGGTTAAATTTATCTATAGAGCTTTTAGGTGATGAAGAACTGGAAATTACTCCTACAGGGTACGAAATACCTAGGGAGGTTGAAAAGAATGAGCAAGCCAATAAATGAGATAAACAGACCATTTAAGGCATTGGTAGCAACAATTAATAATCAAATTCAAATGTTAAATGACACGGGATATAAACTTTATGATGCTGAGAATCCTGAATATTACATTGAAAAAGTTACTTATGATCCTCAAGACGACGAATTGAAATTTACTTGCAAGGAGGATTGATATAAGTATGGATGACTTGAAATTTAAGATATTACACATCACACGACATTCAGATGTAACTTACATCACAGCTGAATGTCTAAAGGATGGCGAGGTTTTTGAAATAAGTATACCCACTCTTTCTATAGGCGATAGAGATTTTATAAGAAACACATTAAAAGATCGCTATTTAGAAACAGTTGGAAAGGACATAAAAGAAGGAGAAATAATTTAGGAGGGATAATATGGCAGATAAAAAAATGGTGATTTTAAGTGAAAGCCACACAATGTTAAATAAACTGCTAGAAACTAAGCAGGAGGCATTACCAAAGGATTTCAACAAAGCAAGGTTCTTACAAAACTGTATGACAGTTTTACAGGACACTAAGGGAATTGAACAATGTCAGCCTATAACTGTAGCAAGGACAATGCTAAAGGGCGCATTTCTAGGCTTAGATTTCTTTAATAAGGAATGTTATGCAATACCATACAAAGATAATTTGCAATTTCAAACAGATTATAAGGGCGAGATTAAACTTGCGAAGAAGTACAGTTTTAATCCTATAAAGGATATATACGCCAAAATAGTAAGGCAGGATGACGATTTTCAAGAGGCTATTGTTAATGGCCAACAAACCATAAATTTTACACCAGTACCATTTAATAATGGTGAGATTATAGGGGCATTTGCGGTGTGCCTCTTCCAAGATGGAAGTATGCTGTATGAAACAATGGCCAAGCAAGAAATTGAAAGCACAAGAAAGAATTTTTCCAAAGCTCCAAATAGTCCGGCATGGACAAAGACCCCTGGTGAAATGTACAAGAAAACCGTTCTTAGGCGTTTATGTAAACTAATTGAACTTGATTTTGACAGTGTTGAAACCAAAAAAACATATCAAGAAACTTCCAATTTTGAGTTTGAGGATGAGCCTAAGCATGAGGTTTCAAACTTTGATAAAAAAGACATTGACGAGAATAAAATAGCTGAAGCTGATGCAGAGGTTGAGGAAGATATTGAAAGCAATGTTTCTGAGGATGGTGAGTAAATGCCAGTAACTAAGGAAAATTATTTTACACCTGATAATGACAAAGAATATATGTCTGTAAGCTTGTTTAAATCTTTTAAAAAGTGTGAAGCCAAAGCAATAGCAAGGCTTAATAGTGAATGGGAAGACGATAACAAAGACGCTCTTTTATTAGGAAGTTATGTTCACGCATGGAGTGAAGGAACACTGGAAGAATTCAAATCCGAACATCCAGAAATGTATTCATCTAGAGGAGCTACTAAAGGTAAATTAAAATCCACTTTCTTAATTGCAGATAGGATGATTGACACTCTAAAGGATGATGAATTAGTTAAACAAGCTAGAGAAGGGCAAAAAGAAGTTATTCAAACTGCGGAACTGTTTGGAATTCCATGGAAAGCCATGTTTGATATATATAACCCTGATAAAAAAGTTATTGTCGATTTAAAAACTACAAAAAATATTCATTCAAAATTCAACGGAAATGAAAATTTTATAACTCACTATGATTACCTGCTTCAGATGGCTATTTACTGTGAAATTGACCGTATAAATCGTAAAGCAGATGATTATTTCCAACCTCATATAATAGCCGTTTCTAAGGAGGATATACCTGACAAAGCAGTTATACTTTTAGGTACGGAATTCATAGAATGCAAGCTTCTTGAAACTGAAATACTTATGGATAGAGTAAAGGCTGTTTGGCAAGGCAGAGAACGGCCTGTACGTTGTGAAGAATGTGACTATTGCAGAGCTACAAAGAAATTAGAAAGAACCATATTTTATATGGACCTATAGGAGGAGAATATGAAACCAGAAGAAATTAAAGATAAAATAATTGATTTACTGATAAATACTAGTAGGAAAGGCATAGAGAGAGTAGTTAAGTATATGGAGGACAGTGACTTCTTTGAAGCCCCTGCCTCAACTAAATATCATGGAAATTATGATGGAGGATTAGCAGAGCATAGTTTAAATGTTTATACACTGTTTTCAGAAAAGAATAAGAGATTTGATCTAGGACTATCTGAAGAAACGGTAATTATAGCTTCTTTATTACATGATTTTTGTAAAATTAATTTCTACAATAAACAAACATGCTGGAGGAAAAATGATAGTAATAGATGGGAAAGTTACCAAGGTTATAAAGTACAAGACAATTTCCCTATAGGGCATGGTGAGAAGTCAGTAATCATGTTACAAAATTTTATAAGGTTGACTAGAGAAGAAATATTTTTAATAAGGTGGCATATGGGAGCTTCAGAGCCTAAAGAAATGCAAATGAATTTAAATAACACCTATAGTATATTTCCAGCAGCAGTTGCACTTTACACAGCAGACATGGAAACAAGTTATTTATTAGAGGTACATTTAGAACCAGGTGAAAATTCAAAGCAAATGAAACTTAAATCATAGGAGAGTGATTGCAATATGAATAATATACAGCTTGTAGGCAGACTAACACGTGATCCAGAGCTTTCATATACTCCTGGCAATGGCCTTGCAATAACAAAATTTACTCTTGCAGTAAATAGGCCACGATTTGATAAAAACAAGCCCCAGGAGGCAGATTTTATAAATTGTGTATGTTTTGGGAAGAGAGCTGAAGCAATAGCAAATTATGTTCAAAAAGGACATAGATTTGGTGTTGTTGGACGGTTACAAATTAATAAGTACGTTGATAAGGACGGTAATAATAGATGGAGTACTGATGTTGTTGTAAGTGATTTTGAGTTTATGCAAGATAAAGGAAATGACAATAACAACTACAGCTCCAATCAAAATACACAGCAAAATAATAGTAATGAAGGGTATACGGAAATAGACGACGGGGACGACATCCCTTTTAAAATAGCAGTTAGTCAAGCTGCTTAATAAAAGGGCAATAAGGGAGCAATTAAATGAATAGAAAGGAAATTTTAGAAAAATTATCTCAATATAAATTTACCCCAGGACATGGACCGGACTATAAAAAAATGACAGATGAACAATTATTAGAGCAATTACATTTCTTTGAAAGATTGTTTGAAGATTATTTTAACGAAAAAGAAAGTTAAGCAGGTGATTAAATGCAAATACATTATAAATTTTCAGAAACAGAGATTAAGAAGCTCCTAAAGGAAAATTTTGAAATAATTTTTGATACTCGTGAACAGCAAAACAGCCATATATTAGCCTACTTTGACAGTGTAAAAGTGCCTTATAAAAGAAAGAAAATTGACGAGGGTGATTATACTGCAATAATAACCAAAAGGCCTGAAATGGGGATATACAGAGATATATATTTCCCAGTAGCCATTGAGAGGAAAAATTCAGTTGATGAACTGGCAGGAAATCTTTCAGAAAAAACCGACACACATGATGATATAAGGCTCATACGTGAACTTCAAAGAGCAAAGGCAAAGGGGGTTAAGATATATTTAATAATCGAGGATAAAGATGCTATGAAGCATATAAAGGCAGGCGAGTACAGAAGCTTGTACCTGCCTAAAGCTTTCTTGGGTAGGTTAAGCAGCATACAGGATTTGTATTTACATGACACGCTTTTTGTAGATAGAAAAGATGCTGGTTTTGAGATATATAGGAAACTTTACTACAGCGTTAGGAACTTTTTAAAGGAATTGGATGCAGATATAAGTCCAGAGGTTGAGAATTGTTAGCAAACAAATAGAATTGGTACTTTGGAAAAGAGGTGAGAAGGTGGAACTGCAAGATATTGACTTAAGAGATTTAATAGAAAGAGAAACAGGAGAACATTTTAATAGACAGGGGTACATTAAGTGCCCTTTCCATAACGAAAAAACACCTTCCCTGGCAGTAAAATTTTATCCAGATATAAACAAAGAAAGGTTTAAATGTTTTGGCTGCGGTGAGTCTGGAGATGCTATTGACTTCATAATAAAGCTTAAGAATATGAAATATAACGAAGCTAGAGAATACTTAGGGATTACAGTTGAAAAAAGTATCCAAGAGCAACAAGTTGAAAAGGTAAAAGGATATATAGAGTGGGAAATATCTAAGTTCAGGCAAAATGAGCAGCTTATAGGACTATTCCCGTTTGTGAACGATAAAGACGAAATAGTATATTTTAAAGCTAAATTCAGGAACGGGAGTGGAGAAAAACGACTTTCTTACTATCATATAGAGAACGACAAGGTAATTAATAAACGTGGCTCCGAGGAACTTCCATATAACCTGTATAACGCTATAGAAGGTATTAAAAAAGATAAGGTACTAATTATATGTGAAGGTGAAAAAGATGTAAATAACATTAACTCTGTACTTAAAAGAAGTGATTATGTTGCTACCAGTGTTAAAAATGTAAAAGATTTGTATATGTATGAAAATGCATACTTATACATTTGTGGTGATACTGGAGAAGCCGGAGAAAAATATAAGTGGTCAATATATAAAAAGCTATTCCGCGCAGCTAAGTCATTCAAATTTATAAATTTACCTGGGATAAAAAATCTAGGAGATAACAAAGATGTTACTGACTGGCTGGAAGCTGGTCATGACAAAAATGATTTATTAAATGCGTTTGAAAGAAGCTTAGATTTAAAGTCTGAATATGAACTTCAACAAAATAAAGGTGGAGTATATAAAATTGCATATAAAGGCAAGGGTGAAGATGCTGAAAAGTATAAAAAATATTTAACTAATTTCAATTTAGTTGAAGCAACTAGAATCATGTTTGAAGATGAAGATCAAGAGGGAGTTAAATTAGTTCTGAAATCTCCTACAGGGCATTTAATAGAAAAAATAGGACCCTCGACAGTGTTTGATGATGTAAGAAGTTTCAGAAATTTCTTAGGAACGTTGGATCTGAGTTTTAAGGGCAGAGTTGAGGAATTAGTGGACCTAAAGGATTGGATAAATAAATATTTTTCCCTGGAATTAGAACAAATCCACCAAGGAGTTAAATTCACCGAGAAAAATGGAGAGATTATTTTTATAACTAATGACGGGGCTATAGGAAATGGAAAAGTATTTAAAAATATAAAGTCTAATGGAAAAGACAATGTAAACATAATAGAAATAGATCCTATAAGCAAAGAAGAATTGAAAGATATAAAAAAACATATTTTTAAGTTTGCTACTCCAGATAAAACAATTCCCATAATTGGAACTGTAATAAATGATTTAGCAGTTTATCAAAACCAACAGATAAAGCAAAAGCTACATCACTTATTAATTGTTGGAGAATCAGGGAGTGGTAAATCTACTATAGTGGAAAATGTTATAATTCCAATTCTAAATTATCCTAAAAATGCTAAAGAGGCTATAGGTGCCGCAAGCCCTTTCGGAATGATAAAGGGATTGAGTCTAGGAAATTACCCTAAAATATATGATGAATTTAAACCTTCAAGAATGGACAGGTATAAGATATTGAGAATATCGGATATTTTAAGGAATCTATATGATAGAGATACAGTTTCCAGAGGAAATAAGTCTTTAAATGTAGAGTATTACCAATTAAATAGACCTGTGATAATTGCAGGAGAAGAAAGCTATCCTAATCAGGAAAAAGCTTTAATTGAAAGAAGCTGCATAGTTTATTTAGGGAAAAGGGAACGAACTGAAAAACATACCCAGGCCATGGAGTGGATCATTGAGCATGAAGATATTTTAAATAAGTTTGGAAGGAGCTTAATTGATACCATTTTAAGTTTAACGGTAGAGGAATATAGGGAGATTAGAAAAAAAGTTATTCCTCTCATTAAAGGATTAAAAGACAGACCTTCAAATACTGCAGTAAATATATGCTGCGGCATAGAGATATTTAATATCTTACTTAAAAAAAATGATATAACTCCAATAGGTAATTATGTGGATTATGTTATGGAAAATATTAAAACGGAGGTACTGGAAAATGGAGTTGAGACATATTCAGCAGTGGAAAGTATGATTAATTTATATAATGACTTGATAGAAGATGGCCGAGCTTATAACTGTGAAAATGTAGTTAGATATAGAGGTGATGGAATCTTTATAAAAACTACTGAAATGATAAATCAAATAAATGAATATATAAATAAAGTTGGAAATATTGACATAATACCTTTGGGGATTAAGGACTTTAGAAAACAGGCAATGAAGGCCGGGTACTTAAAAAGTGTATCAAATAAAGTTATAAAAATTAATAATAAAGGAATTAAATTTGATACTTATGATAAAGAATTACTTAGAAAGTTAAAAGTAAATTCTATAGTTCCACCTGAGCTTGAGGATGTTACTGAATTGGAAGATAACATAATTCCATTTAAATAAAAAAGGTAACCTAAGAGTAACTTTTTAGTAACCATATAAAAGCATTGGCATTACATAGGTTAAAGGTTATTTTAAAAATATTATGAATATTCAAAAGTTACTTTTGGGTAACCGCCTTAATTCCAGTGTTTCCAATGCTTTATATATATCAATATATATAAGTTACTCAAAATATAAATATATATCTTCTACGTGAGAAATATAGTCACACATATATTACATACACACATTATTTTTCAAAAAGGGTAACCATAAAAAATATACCTTAAACTGTTGAAAACACTAGGATTTAGAGGTTACTCAAAAGGGTAACCAAAAGAGTAACCTTGAGGTGTAAAAATGCTTATAAATATTGTGATGCCAACGTTTATAAAGGGTTACAGATAAATTTAAAAAATAAGCGATTTTATATAAAAATATTGTGTAAAAATATTACATGGGACTAATTACAAGTTATTTAAAACAATTAATTCAATTAAATGTAAACAAAATGAGGTGAGCTAAATTGGAAATTACTGATTTTTATAAAACAAAAATAAAGCAAATTGAAGTTGATATTTTAGATGCTGAGAATAGAAAAGATTTTAAGCAAGTTGCCAAGCTTCAGGCAGAAAAAGCAGAATGTAAAAAGAAACTGAATGAGTAAAATGACATTTTGAAAAGAGGTGTTTACTATGAAATACTATAAAGGAGTAGAATCAAACTTATATAATTATAAAGCTATAAAGGCTGAAATTAAAAATATAGATCTTGAATTACAAGAGTTAGAAAATGAAGGTACGGGATGTAAAGCTATAAATTATGAAGAGAAGTCAGCACCTACAAATAAATTTAATAGTGTAGTTGAAAATGAAACATTGAGACCAGATCAATTGAAGAAGAGGATACATAAACTTAAAGTTCAATTAGAAAAGATTGATAATGCTTTAGAAACTTTATCTGATGATGAAATGAAGTTAGTAGAATTAAGATATTTTAGAAAGCTTCAATTTAAAGTAATAGCACAAATAATTGATAGAAATGAAATGTATTGTGTTTGTTTAAAGAGTAAAATAATAAAGAAACTTATTCCTCTAATATATGTCTAAGTAAAATCATAGAAATATATTAGATTTATATTAGATATATATAATACAATCTGTGTTATTATACTATCATAGAAAGTATTTAGAAAGACACTTAGCTAATTCTAGGTGTCTTTATCTGTGTTAAGTGTAAAGGAGGGATAGAGTTGCTTACTAAAGATCAAGAGAAGATGATTACAATGCTTATTGAAGGTGAGAGGATAACTGATATTGCTAAAAAGATAGGAGTAAGTAGGCAGACTATTTACTCATGGAAAGATAATGATGATGCTAGGGCTGAGCTTGACCGGCGTAGACAAGACCTCGCAAACCAAGGTAACAACTACATCTTAAAGGATGTATACACTTATATAGATAGTATTAAGGCATTAGCAAAGGATAAGAGCGATAAACGTGTATGTCTGAGTGCTAATCAATACTTACTTAATAGAGTATATGGAAATCCAACGGCTGTAGTTGATGAAGAAAGCAACACAGATAATGGAAATGTAAATGAGAATGAGCTCGAAGAGCAGCTAAATAAGTTCAAAAAGTTGAAAATTATTAAGTAAATACAAGCTTGAAAGCCTTGGTATGACTAGGGTTGAGAGAAATTTAATGAACGTCGTTAAATTAAAATTTAGCGAAGTTAACTAAAATGGTATAGTTTAAGAGCATGATGGGTGGAGTTCCTGCCCAGGGTACCTTCTAATTTGGGAAGATGGAAATAGGCCGGTCATGGACATCATATTTTCTGTGATAAATTTTAAAAACCGAAAATCCAGTCAAGCCTCCTAACAGTGCTCAAATGGGTTGGACATATATAAAGTAGAGGTGATTTTATGTTTGATGTAGGAGAAAGAGTTTATGTAGAGGCTTGGGACGTAAAAGGCTATGGAACTATGACTTGTAATTACCCTGGACTTCATGTTCTAGTTGATGGATTTAAAGCTCCTATGTATTTTCAGAATCACGAAGTTAAGAAAGTAGGTGGAAACTAAAATGTATAACTGGTGTATGCAGCATCCATGGATGACATTTTTTGTTTTAGTTATATTAGCTGATTCTATTGGATACTGGTTCCACAGTAATAAAGGAAATGATGATAATGTTTCAAAATGAAGATGAACAAAACAAAGGAATAATTTTAAATTATCCCTCTAAATATTTTTTTAATATAGTAATTATAAAATTATTAAAACTTCTATTTTCTTCTTTAGCCTTTACTTCTAATTTTTGCTTTAACTCTTTAGACATAGTTATTAGTGTTCTGGTATTATCCTTAGAAATACCCATGTTATCACCTCGAATAATATTGTATCACAATATCACAATGTTTACAAAGTGATATCACTGTGATATAATATTATTAGGTGGTGATTATAATGCAAATAATTAATCCATATGGCTTCATCTATATTACGACTAATATGATTAATGGGAAAAGATATATAGGGCAGAAAATATTTAGTGGTAAATGGAAAAGCTATTTAGGTAGTGGAGTAGTGCTATTAAAAGCAATTAAAAAATACGGCAGACAAAACTTCAATAGGAATATAGTTGATATAGCTTACTCGTTTGATGAATTGAATAGATTGGAGATAGATTGGATTAAAAACTATAATGCTATTAAAAGCGAAGACTATTATAATGTTGCTGACGGTGGTAATAGTGGTAATACCTTTATCGGAAAAACAAACGAAGAAATGGATATTATAAGAAATAAAATTAGAAATGCTAGATTAGGAACTAAAGTAAAAATAGAAACTAGAATAAAAATAAGTAAAGCTTTAAAGAATAGAAAATTTTCGTTTGAAACTCGTAAAAAGATGAGTATAGCTTTAACTGGCCGAATGTTAGATGAAGAAATTAAAAGAAAAATTAGTCAAACTAGAATATTAAAAAAAGTAGCAAAAGGCAAAAATAATCCTATGTATGGCATACACATTTGCGGTAGAAGCCACCATAATTATGGCAAACATCAAAGTGAAATTTCAAAACAAAAACAAAGCAATACTATGAAAGACAAGTATAAAAATGGTGAAATTGTAGCTCCATTTAAAGGAAAACATCTTTCTGAGGATATTAAAATTAAAATAAGTAAAACTAGGAAGGAAAAAGGCATAGCAAAAGGCAAAAATAATCCTCGTGCAAAACAGGTTGTTTGCATTACAACTGGCAAAGTTTTTAATACAATGAAAGAAGGTTGTTTGTATTATGGTATTAAGTCACTTGGTAATCTTTCGAATAATATCAAGAATAACAAACCTTGTGGAAAGTTAAACGGGAGACCATTAAAGTGGAAAATATTATCTAAATAACTAAGGTGATAGAATGGATGATTTATTTGAAAATGACAATCAAAGAAATATATTTTTATTATATAAATATTTACAAAAAATATTTATAGATGTAGGAATGGCTGAAGAAAATTCAGAAATAAAAGCCGAAGAAATGATTTTAAAAAATTCTAATAATCTTTTTAACTATCACGGATTGGCGTGGGCACTTGGGGCTAAGTCTCTCGAGTTTTTTTGTATGTATTTTCTTCAGGACACATTTTTACCGAAAGAAAATAACACTGCGGCTCCACTTGCAGATGTTCACTATCAGATTTGGAGAGATATTCAGGAAAGTATAATTGGTGACGGAAATAATCAAAGAGGCTGGATTTTACCTCGTGGTACCGGTAAAAGTGCTTTTGCTGATTTTGCTCCTACTTGCTGGTGTCATGCCTATGGAATAAAAAAATATACTCTCATTTGTTCTGATATAGGCTCAACTGCTGAAAAGTTCATCAAGGATATAAAGAATACTTTTCTTGAAAATAAATATATTGAGAAAGCATTTGGGAAACTGCTTGATGATAAGGACAAAAGGTATATTTGTAATTCCACACAGCTAGAATTTACTAACAAAACTTTTATAGAAGCTATTTCTTCAAGTTCTCCAATGAGAGGTAGAAAATATGGTAATAATAGACCAGACTTAATAATATTAGACGATTATCAATCTGAACCAGATGTTAAGACAGAAGAAGCCAGAGAGAAAAAATGGAAGAGGTTTAGTGATGATGTTAAGTATGCTATTCAAAAGCCGGTAATCCGTAATGGCAAGACAGTTAAAAAAGGTACAACACTTATAGCTCTTGGAACCTTGCAGCATAAAGAATGTTTCTATTCGAGATTATTAAAGCAACCTACATGGAAATTTATAAAGAAAAAAGGTATTTTAATTGATGATTTTATAAATGAGAAAGGTGAAAAGGTTAATGGCTTAGACAATCTTTTTAATACAGGCTTATGGCTTGAATTTGATAAGGTTCTTTTTAATTTTAAGGATGAAAATCATCTAGAAAATGCTAAAGAATTCTATTGGAAACATGAAAAAGATATGCAGTTTCCTATGCTATGGAGTGAGTTCTGGGACTGCCTAGATGAAGCATTAAAATATTATGAAAATCCTGCAAGCTACAAACAAGAAATGCAAAATGATGTTGATTCTATAGGCGAAAAGTGGTTTAAGACAGTTGCTACAGAAAAAAGGGCAGAAATTGAAACACATAGCTTCATAAAAACAATGCTTTTAATAGATCCTGCTTCAACTGCAAACGGAAAATCAGATTATAGTGCTTATTTAGTGGGTTCCGAGGGTGAAAACAACTTAAAATATGCCCGTAAAGCAGAACTTGCAAGGATAAATGCTAGAACTGACTTTGATAAATACATTGACCATGGCATTGAGCTTTTAAAGGAATACCCTGATATTACTCATATTTATATTGAAAAAAACACTTTTAATGGTGCAGATGCTAATTTATTAGAAAATAAAATTAATGCTGATGATGTTTTAAGGGTACGAAATATTGAAATTATAAATGAAATGCAGAGAAAAAATAAGGATGATAAAATCAGCACGATTATTCCTTACATGAATAAAGGACAGATTATTTTTGCTGAAGAGGATCAGGAATTTATTGATCAGATTTTAGATTTTAGGGGTCAAAAATTTTCAATTCATGATGATGCCCCGGATATAACAGCAGAGTTTGCAAATAGGATTGGAAGTATAGAAGTTATTCGGAAAGTTAAATTATTTGATAGAAGGTTATTAGGAATTTAAGGAAACGGGGTGATATAATGGCTTTTGACGCAGATACATTGACATTATTACATAATTGTTATTTAGAGTATCAATATAAAAATGTTAAGTATGATAAAATGCATGATTATTATAAGGGTGATACTGATGCAATGGAAAATTACAAGCTTATTACGGAACGTTCAAACAACAAAGCTAAATGTAATTTTATAAAAAAATTTATTGATGAAGAAGTCTCTTACAGTTTAGGAAATGAAATTGCTTACCTTTCAAACTCTGGAGATAAGAATATAATAGATGCACTTACTTATAGTTTGGCTCATTGGAGTACGGCACATGATAGTAAGCTCGGTAAAACGCTGTATAAATATGGAATAGTTTATGAACTTTATTATATTGAAGAAGATTTGCAGGGTAGTAATCAATTCTCATGCAAGATTATAAGCCCTCAGCATGGCTACGCATATTTAGACGAAAAAGGGAAGGTTGCTTATTTTCTTCATATATTTCAAAAGAAGTTTAATGCCAAGACTTTTATTGATGTATATACACCACAATTTATATATCATTGTGACCTTGCATTTGGTGAAATAGCTCCTCCTACAGTTAATATATTTGGTATAGTGCCAGTAGGAATTGCAAAGATAGATGGAACTATCTATGATGCAATAAAAGGCTTACAGGATGCATATGAAACCAATTTAAGTGATATATCTAATGAAATATCTGATTTTAGAAATGCTTATCTTACATTTGCAGGCTGTGAGCTTGATAAGGAACAGATTACGAAAATGAAAGAATTAGGTATAATTAATCTTCCAGGAGAAAAAAGCGTTGCTTCATGGCTTATTAAAAATATAAATGATAGTTTCATACAAAATACTTTAACTACCATTGAAGATAAAATGTATCAACTAACAGCGCATATTAATCACAATGAAAAAATGCAGAGTAATCTTTCAGGCATTGCCCTTAGATCTCGATTAATATCACTTGAAGAAAAATGTAAACTCAATCAAAAAGCAATTGCAGACTGTATAATTACACGATTACAATTGCTTTTTTTATGGCTAAAAATTGAAAAAGGTGAGATTTATGATTTTAGAGACATAAAGCTTAAATTTACACCGAATATTCCGCAGGATGATTTAACAACAGCTCAAATGATTGCTGCAGTTGGTACTGATTTCTTCCCAAAAGAAACAACGTATAGTTTATTTAGCTTTATATCTAACCCACAAAATGAAGTTAAAAAAAGTGATGCAGAAAATGAACCTAATAAAGTGGGACAAGAAATTTTTAATAGTGTTTCTGATTCCAGTGATGGTGGTGCTGTAAATGAATAAAGTACCTGAGGAATATAGAAGTGCCATTGAGCAAATTAATGCTGACGGTGAGGATTTTGCCAATCAACAAATGCAAACTGTATATAAGAATCAAAAATATCATCTTGATGAATTACATACCTTTCTAGGACTTCTTTATATTAAGTATGCTATAGATGGTCTATTAACCCTTTCAAAGGCTGTAAAAGTCTCTGTAATGGCTGAAATTAATTCTAAGTTAAAAGCTATGGGAAAAGATTTAGGGGAAACAGAGGTAAATAAGGTTACTGAGATATTAAAAAAATCCTATAGTGATGTTTATTATAAAAATGCTTTTGTTATGGATAAGAGCTTTGATGTGAATTTAAAATTTAATGTTTTAAATGATAAACTTGTTAATGCTGCAGTAAATACAAAATTCAATGGTGAACTTTTTTCAGACCGCATTTGGCAAAATAAAGCTGATATGATAGATAAACTTCATAAGTCATTGGTTGAGATTACTAAGGGTGATACTACTATTGATAAAGCTGGAAGCATGATACAAAAAACATTTAATGTATCAGCATATGAAAGTAAAAGACTTATGGTTACAGAGCTTACAAGGGTACAGTCTCAGGCAGGTTTAGATATTGGAAGAAGTACCGGGATTAAAAAAGTGTTATTTTCAGCAACACTTGATAATAAAACGTCAGAGTTTTGTAAAGAGCATGATGGAAAAATATATAATATTGACGACGATAATAAACCAGAGATTCCAGCACATCCAAATTGTAGGTCTTGTTATATAAATATTCCGTGCGATAGATGGAGCCCTGCGAAAAGACTTGATAACTCCACAAAGGAAATAATTGATTATAAGGATTATGACCAATGGCTTAAAGATAGAAGTATTGGAGGTGAATAATAATGGGGAAAATAATTCAAACAGCTCACAATTATTGTAGTTTAGATAAAGCGAATGAATTCTATAACAATGTAAATACGTTAATAAATCTGATGCAAAATGCAGGATTGAAAGTTGAAATCCAATATCAACAGAGTAATGGCTTTTTCTCAGCTTTTATTATAGGAAGAGAAGATAATTCAAGTCCAAATTTTAACCATAACATACAGATAAATTGTGAAACTGATATTGATAAAGTATGTGATGAAATAGTTGAAAAAATAAACAAAGAGATTGCAAATACATAAGTCTTAGGAATAAGGCTTTTTTATTTTGTAGAAAATTGGAGGTAAAAAATATGACAAGTGAAGAAATACAAGCATTAAATACGGAAGCCGCAAAAGGCGGGGATGCTCTTACAATCTATATCAAGGGGTTAAAGCCAACAGATCCAGAGATAAAAATTGATGGAGTTAAAAAATTTCTATCTGAAAATGATGAAGGTAAAAACTTTATTAATAATTTTGCGCAAAAGAGTGCTAATACAGCTGTAGAAAATTTTAAAAAAGATAATCTGCAAAAGCTAATTGATGAAGAATACTTAAAAAAGCATCCAGAAGATGAAAGTAAAAATCCCGAGGTTGAAAAATTAACAAAACAACTTGCACAAATGCAGAAAGAATCAAAAATTGAAAAAGTTAAAAGTTCAGCGTTAAAGACACTTACCGAAAAGAAACTCCCCAGTGAACTTGTAGACTTTGTTGTAAATGAAGATGAAACTAAAGCCAATAGTGCATTGGCTTCACTTGAAAATATATTTAAGACACATGATGAAGCTTTAAAGGCTGACTTTATTAAGGGTAATATGTATACACCAGGTGGAGATCCAAATGGCGGAGACAAGCCAACTGGTGGTTATGCAAAACAGATAGCTGACAATATGGCAAAAACGAATACTAACTTAGAACAGGCTAGAGAATCTTATTTTAAATAAAATGGGGGTAATAAAATGAGTAAATTTGTAACAACTAACTATTTAAGTTCAAAGGATATACTTAAGTTTTCTAACCATTTTGTTGCAATTGGTGTAACTGTAGATGATACAGGAATTACAGCTAATTCAGATGGAAAAAAGATTGTATCAGCAGGAACTATTATAGGTGGAACAGGCGGAGCAAATGCTATATTAGCAAATGACACTATTAAAGCTACTGAGCATAATACTCAAGGTGGAGCTACTGGTACGGCAGGTGCAGGAGTGGACGCGGAAGGTGTGCTTTTAGAAGACGTTGATGTCACATATGGTCCAGCAAGTGGGTCAATGGTTATACATGGTTTTATAGGTTTAGACAATTTACCAGCTGTACCAGTGGCTGATGCAGTTACGGCTTTAAAAGGCAGAGTTCTGTTTATAAAATAATTGAAAGGCAAGTGATTAAATAATGAATGTTTTTGATTTAGTGAACCCAAAAGAAATAGCAACATATTGGAGTACAGTAGGTTCAAACAAAATACCATATTTAGGCGCAACTTTATTTCCACCACAGAAACAACTCGGAATAGATCTTAGTTGGTTCAAAGGTTCTGACGGTTTGCCAGTTGAATTAAGTCCTGCAGCATTTGATACAGAAACAACTATAAGAAACAGAATCGGAGTAGACAAAATAGAAACCGAAATGCCATTTTTTAAAGATGGTTTTCTTATTAAAGAGAGAGACAGGATTGAAATTAATAAAGCCATGGGTGCCGCAAATGCTGCTTATATTATGCCTATTATCCAAAGAATATATGCTGATGGTGCGAATCTCGTTAATAGTGCAGATGTAACAGCAGAGAGAATGAGGATGCAGTTACTTTCAACTGGTTTGATTGGTATTTCAGCGAACAGGCAAGCTTATAACTATGATTATAAGTTTAAAAGTTCTCACAAAGAGATACTTTTAACAACTGCAAAGTGGAGTGATTATGTAAATTCAGATCCTATTGAAGACATTAAAAGATGGCAGGATACAATTGAGGATGATACAGGAGTAAGACCTACAGGTGGAATATGCACAAGGAAGACTTGGAACTATCTACTTCATAACCAAAAAATTAAACTTGATATGAATGTTACAAGTGGTCAGAATATAATCCTTACTGATGCAATGCTTAAAACTTACTTGTTTGACAAACTTGATATAAATGTTGCTGTATATAATAAAAAGTTCCTCACTCGTGCAGGAGTTGCAACGTTATTCTTCCCGGATGAAACATTCACACTTATTCCAGATGGAAATCTTGGTAATACTTATTATGGTACGACCCCGGAAGAAAGTGATCTTATGGCAGGTAGTAACGCAAGTGTTGAAATTGTAAACACAGGTGTCGCAATTACAACCATTAAGAAGACTGATCCAGTAAATGTATTAACAAAAGCTTCAATGGTGGCTTTACCAAGTTTTGAAGCAATAGACAGCGTATTTATAGGGACGATAGCATAAAAGTGGACTAATTAATTTAGGAAGGCTGGTAACAGTTAAAGAAAACTTATAAGAAATTATAAAAGCCTACTATTTTCTAGTAGACTTCAGAAATAACTCTATTGCTTTATCTAATAGTTTTGAAATTGGTATTCCAGTTTCTTTAGAATAAACTTTTAGTTTATTGAGTAATTCGGTATTAACTGCATTTGAAAAAGGAGTTCTATTTTTTAAATCTTTGTTAGCCATGTTATCACCTCAAAAATAGTATATTATATTAGAATAGTCCTTGCAAGTCCTTGGACATTGTGATATAATAAATTTAGAAAGGGAGGTGTAAATATGATACAGGGGATTAAAGTTAGATTAGAGCCTAACAATAAACAAAAAACTAAATTATTTCAATATGCAGGTACAGCTAGATTTATTTATAACTGGACACTTGCAAAACAAGAGGAAAATTATAAAAATGGTGGGAAGTTTATTAATGATGGTGATTTAAGAAAAGAACTTACTCAATTAAAGAAACAACAACAATATAAATGGCTAAACAATATTAGTAACAACGTGTCTAAACAAGCCATAAAAGATGCTTGTGAAGCTTATAAAAGATTTTTTAAAGGTTTAGCTAAAAGACCAAAATTTAAAAGTAAAAAACATTCACCACCTAAATTTTATCAAGATACTGATAAAATTCAATTTACTGCAACTCATGTTAAGTTTGAAGGTTTTGCAAGTAGCAAAAAGAAGAATAAGCAAAAACTTAATTGGGTTAAACTTTCTGAAAAAAATAGAATACCTACAGATGTCAAATATATCAATCCAAGGGTTAGTTTTGACGGTATGAATTGGTATATATCTGTTGGGGTTGAGATTGAGGATATTAAGCCTGAATTAACTACAGAGAGTATTGGAATAGACGTTGGGGTAAAAGATTTAGCAATATGTAGCAATGGTATTGTATCTAAAAATATTAACAAAACGCATAGAGTTAAGAAATTAGAAAAGAAAATGCGTAGATTGCAACGCAGAGTATCAAGAAAATATATTAAAAATAAGAAAGGAGAAAGTTACGTAAAAACAAGCAATATTATAAAACTTGAAAAAGAAATTGTTAAATTGCATATAAAACTTGCAAACATTCGTACCAATTATAGACATGAAGAGTCTACTAAGATAGTGAGAAACAAGCCGTCAAGGATAGTCATGGAATGTCTAAACGTTAAAGGCATGATGAAAAATCGACATTTATCTAAAGCAATAGCACAACAAGGATTAGATAAATTCAAAACTATGATTAAATATAAATCTGAAAGATATGGAATTGAATTTGTAGAAGCAGATAGGTGGTTTCCATCATCAAAACTATGTTCATGTTGTGGAGCTATTAAGAAAGATTTAAAACTTTCAGATAGAGTATATAAATGTGAATGTGGAAATGTTATGGATAGAGATTTTCAAGCAAGTATCAATTTATCAAGATATAAATTAGTAGTTTAATCATTTTAAAAGATACTACTAATATGTAGGGTGAGTTTACATCCGAATTTATGCCTTTGGAGTGTTATAGCAAACGAAAGTAGCTTAGGTAAAATCGGACACATTGAATGAGGAAGTGAACATTAACTTTTATAAAGTTTTTATAGAGTTTTATAAGTTTTACGTAACGGAATGATTATAATGGCCGAGGCTAATCCAGAAGTAAAACCAGTTGAAAAGAAAACATATAAACTTTTAAAGTGCATAAAATATGGGACTGATATTTGTAAAGTAGGAGACCGTATTGAAATTGCAGATAAAGATTTAGATAAATTTAAATCGAAAAAAATTATTGAAGTAGAGTAGGTGAAATTATGGCGGTTTTAGATGATATAAAAACACTTAAAAATATACCTATTGATGATATATCTCAGGATGGTATATTAAACATTTATATCCGTAGAGCAGATACATCTATTTCAAAATATCTTAATAATGGTTTAAATAATGCATCAATTGAAGCAAATTATCCGGATGCGGTAATTGCCTATGTAATGGAGCAGTTTCAAAAGAAAGGCAATGAAGGTATCAAACAGTTTACGCAGGGGTCAAGAAGTATAACTTACGGCACTACCCAAAATGGGTTAAGTGAGAATGTAACTTCTCTGTTACCTTTGCCTTATGTTAGGATGATGGGGTGATATGTTTTATAATAAAAATTTAGATTTATGGAATACAATAGCAGGGCATAAGGGAACTAACAATGTATGGGTCAAAGGTTCAGATGCCTTTGTAAAAGATATAAATGTAGATATACAACCTTATTCTTCAGAACTTTTAAAAAAGGAATATGGACTTGATGAGGAATGTACTAAAAGGCTTTTTACAGATGTGGATACAAATATAAAAATGGGTAGCGTGTTAAAGGATAATTCTGAAAAGATAAATTATTTAGTTAATGCAATAATACCATGGGATGACCATATGGAATTAATGTGTAAGGAGGTAGTAGGCGACAATGGATGATTTTGAATCATTTAAGAATAAGTTATCAAAAATAGCAGACGATTTTAATAATGGAAAAGAAAAGGAATTAGAGGTAATAACTAATATAGCTGAAGGTAATATAAAATCAGTAACTCCAGTCCTAACCGGAACGTTAAAAAGATCTATTACTCATAAAATAATTAATCCAAGTACAAGTGAAGTAGGACCGGGTGCTGAAGCTCCCTATGCAGAGGCTGTAAACTATGGACATAAAACACGTAATGGTGGATTTGTAAAAGGCCAGCATTATATGGAAAAGGGGCTTCAAGCCGCAGAGCCACAAATGGATGCTGAAATTAACAGATGGGTAGATGAATTATTTAGTAGGGTGTAATTTATGGATGAACTAATAAACGCTATAGCCGCAGTTATAGCTGGTAAATTTGAATACACTATATATATAGATGAAATTGAAGAGAAAGAAGGTTTTGAGAGGCCTTCTTTCTTTATTTACAGAATTAGTGATTTGGATACGCCAATGAATAGATGGACCTATAACACTGATTCAATAATCCAGATAGACTATTTTAGTCCATTAGACAAGTATGAAAACATAGCAAATAAAGCAGATCAAGCCAATGTTATTGATACTTTGAAACATGCCTTTATGTGCAGCCAGGGTGTTAAATTTGGAGATAAATTTGCACATTTATTAAAAACAAATATTGATTATACAAGTGATAAAGATATATTTCTTCAATTGAAATTAGATACAACTTATGGTACTAGACAAGATTATGACGAAACCCACCCAACTAAAACTATGGGTGAAATTAACTTTAATATAACAAGGAGATGATTTTATGGGGTTGCCTTCGCTGAATATAATATTTCAACAATTAGGTTCTACTGCAATAGCAAGAGGGGAAAGAGGTATAGTAGCTGTATTATTAAAGGACACTGTTCCCACTACTAATCCTATTGTTATGAATACTGTTACAGATGTACCGAAAACATTAACTGACGCAAATCAAGAACAACTAACTTTAGCTTTTGAAGGTTATGAAAAGCCGCCAAAACAAGTTATTGCTTATGTAGTAACTGCAGCTACTACAGATTATACAGCCGCACAAAAATATCTAGAGACGATATCATGGAACTATTTCGCTTTTCCTGATATTGCAGATACTGAAGTAGATGTATTTAAAGCATGGGAAAAGAGTTTAAGAGATAACTTAAATAAGCCTGTTAAATCAGTATTACCAAACTGTGCAGGGGATTACGAAGGGATAATAAATTTTGCTTCATCTAATTTGAAGGTTGGAGGAAATACTTATACTGCAAAACAATATTGTGCTAGAATTGCGGGTTTACTTGCAAGCACACCGTTAACTATTAGTGCTACTTATGCGCCACTTTCAGAAATAACTGATTGTGACCATTTAGCAAAAACTGATGCAGCCACTGCCATTGATGAGGGTAAGCTAATAGTTATAAATGATGGTAGAAAAGTTAAAATTGCAAAGGCAGTAAATAGTTTAATAACTACCACAGACACCAAGGGGTATAAGTTTAAAAAGATAAAATTAATAGATATTATGGATCAAGCAAAATACGATATAACTTGCACTATAGAAGATAGTTATATAGGAAAAATACCTAATGATTATGACCATAAAGTGCTTTTAAATAGTGCAATTCAAATTTATTTTGAGCAAATGGAACTTCAAGGACTATTGCAGAAAGATACAAGTAAAGTGTATATAGACGTTGCAGCACAAACAGCCTATTTAAAATCTATAAATTATACAACTACAGACGGTAAAACAGTTGATGAAATGACAGAACAGGAAATAAAAGAAGCAGATACAGATGAAAAAGTATTTATAGGTGCATCAATTAAGGAAATAGATGCTATGGAAGACATTCAATTCGCAGTGGCAGTTTAGAAGGAGGTGTAAGGCATGAATAGAACAGGCTATTATAATGAAGAAAAGACGATCTATGGTAATAATGGTACGGTTTTTCTGGATGATGAGCAATTATTTGAGGCTACAAGTGTCCAAGCTAAAATGAAAGCTAATAAAGTTGAAGTACCAATGTGTGGAACAAATTCCAAAAAATATAAAAAAGTGGGATGGGATGGTTCAGGAACTCTTGTTGCGAATAAAGTTAGTTCAAGATTTATTTTGCTATTAATGGATAATATGAATAATGGAATAGAGAAACCGTGTACGCTTATATCTAAATTAACTGATCCTGGCAATGGGGGAACAGAACGTATTAAATTAGGTGGGGTAAAGTTTGATGAATTAACACTTATTGATTGGTCAAGTGGTAAGCTAGGAACAGAATCAATTCCCTTTACTTTCGAGACGGCTGAAGCCTTAGATACTATCGACCCATCAACAATAACAGCATAAAAAAACAACTACAGATTAACTATATTTGTTTTTCTTTTTGCTCTTTAAAATAGTCCATTATGATTTTAGCAACTTCCATTGAGCGAGTTCTTAGTTGACTTTTGGCTTGTTCATCAAGTAATTTAACTACTGCTTTTGGGAGCGTAACAGATATTTGAACTTTATCTTTACTTAACATTTTTATCACCTCTTTATTATATTATATTACAATTAGTAAATGAAATCAACTTATTTAATTAGGCAAGTACTTGAAAGTAAATGACTAATGATGTATAATTAATTTAAGGGGTGGTTATTAATGGTTAAGAGAAAAACGCATGAAGAATTTGTACAACAAGTTTACAATTTAGTTGGTAATGAATATGAGGTAATTGGTAAATATATAAACACTGCAAGAAGAATTAAAATGAAACATAATATTTGTAATAATATATTTGAAGTAATACCTAATAATTTTTTAAAATCAAAATATCCTTCAAGATGCCCTATATGCAAGGCTGAAATAGACCGTAAAAGACAAATGAAAACCATTGAAACTTTTAAGAAAGAGGTATATATCCTTACAGGCAACGAATATGAAGTCATGGGTGAATATAAAGGAGCACATAAAAAAATTGCTATGAGGCATTGTAAATGTAATACCATTTGGGATATTACACCTAACGATTTTATTACGAAATCAGCAAGGTGCCCTAAATGTGCACCACAAGCTATTGGTAAAAAATTGAGAAAAACTCATGAAACCTTTTTAAAAGATGTTTTTGAAAAAGTAGGCACAGAATATACAGTAATGGGGCGTTATATAAAGAATACTACAAAGATTAAAATGAAACATAATAAATGTGGTACAGAATGGGAAGTAACACCTAAAAGGTTTTTATATTTTAATAGTAGATGCCCAAAATGTGATGAAAGCCACGGAGAACGTATTGTAACTGAATATTTGCAACATAATAACATTCAATTTAAAAGACAGTTCAGAATTAAAGGGTGTGTTAATAAGAAACAATTACCTTTTGACTTTGCAATATTTAATAAAAACAAACTAACAGCTTTAATAGAGTATGATGGACAACAACACAAAGAAGCTGTAGCACATTTTGGCGGTATAAAAACTCTTAAAAGAACGCAACATAATGATGCGATAAAAACAAATTATTGTTTAGCACATAACATACCACTTATAAGAATACCTTGCACAGTTAAGAACATAGAGAAATATTTAGATAACGAACTTAAAAAATTAAACAAAGAAATACAATTAAGCATCCTTTAACCAGGAGGCTTTTTAATATAGGAGGAAAAATATGAATAAAAATAAAAAAGAAGCTGCCCAAGAAATTCAAGGGCAGTTAAATAAAAATGAACTTGAATGTATTTTTAGGCACTTAAGAGAATTTATACTTACCAATTGGGATAAAAAAGAGAACGTGCCTAATGCGTGCTATGATTGTAACCGCCATTGCAGTGCAAGTGAAAATGCCGTAGACCCATGGCCTACATTTTATAAACTTTCTAATTTAGCAGGGATGTCTAAAAATGAGGTTGTTCAGGAGCCTTTAAATAAACAGGACAACGGCCATATTGATCTTTAAGATTACATTTTGAATCTTCTGAGCAATACGATTCTACTTTTTTATAGACTTCTTTAGTAGTGCCGCACATAGGAACTTGAGCATAAGTAATATTTATCTCGTGAAGTTTATTTAAGTGTGGACATTGAAGTCTATAAGTACATGTGACTTGTTTTTGCACAATATCACCTCCTAAGGAATAATTCTACAAAAGAACGAATTATCCTTTAGTGGGTATTTTTTATTACCCTTTAGCTTGCTTGAATAATTACTAAATTTTAAGTTTCAAAAGCAAGAGAACATTTAAAAGTTTATGGATTATAAAAACAATAATTAGTATCTATTAAAGAATAGATGCTTTTAAATTTTAGGAGGAAAAAATATATGAGTAATGCAATGGATTTATTGTTAAAATTAGACAAAACAAAATTAGTTAGACCTACAGTAGATGTTGAGATAAAAAGGCTTTCGGAAGCATTAGGAGAAACTTTTACAGTTACAGTACAATCAATTACAGGAGACGAATTTTCAGAGATTCAAGAAAGTTTGACAGCAAATACAGATGGTGAAATAAACATTGAAAAAAATATTCAAGCCAAATATGTAGTTAAGGGTGTAAGAGATCCTGACTTTAGTAGCATGAAAGTAATAGAAAAATTTGATGCTATAAATGCAACAGAAGCGGTAGTCAATTGCTTTTTGCCAGGCGAAATCACTGGACTATTTAATATCATAAATAAGTTAAGCGGATTCAATAAAGATGCGGTAAAAGAATTAAAAAAAACATCGACGAAGATCCAGAAGTAAATTTAATGTACTATCTCTGGAAAGAAAAAAGAATTAAATTTCCTTCTGAATATTGGAACGCATCTATAGGAGATAAATTGTGCCTAAGAGCGTTCTACGAGAAGAAAATCGAAGAAAGAAACAAAGGAAGAAGGGAAATAAATAATAATAAGGTTCCAGTATTTTTAACAGAAGTAATATAACCCCTCTGAATATGATATTATTATAATAATATATTAGGAGGGAATTTTATATGGCTACCATTAAAGAAAGAAAAGAAAAGAAAAACCTTACTGAAAAAGATTGGGATAGAATAGATAAAAGTAAAAAAATATTAGGGATGTTAGAATTGGTATCTTTAGTTGCCTTTAGTGGATTTATTATTTATATGTTTTTATTAGTTAATCTTAAATAACAATCAAGTAAAATTAATATAAGAGGGCAACCTCTTTTTATTTTTGCCTTTTTTAAGGAGGTGAGAAGTTTGGCAGAGATACGTGCAAGAATAATTTTAGAAGATAGCATGTCAGTAGAACTTCAACGAATTAATGGCAATTTAACTGAATTTGATAGGCAAGTTCAAGCTGCAAGAAATTCTATAAGAGCTTTGTCTGAAGCTAGAATTAACATAGATACTACAAGATCACAAGGCCAAATCACAGAATTACAAGCAAGTATGAATAAGCTTAAAAAGAATATTGCTATAGTTGTTGCAGCAAAAGATATGGCCACAGAAAGCATGGAACGTATTAAAAGTAAAGCAGAAACATTAATTAAATCTAATTATCAACTAGAAATAACAGCATTGGATAAAACTAAGTCTGTTATAACTGGCATAAGAGATAGCATTTTTAATTTAAAAACATTGGCAGCAGGAATTGTTTTAGGGGCAACTGGAAAGGAAGCTTTTGATTTAACACTAGGAAATGCAATAAGTAATGAAAAGTATTTAAGTACATTACAGACTGTGCTGCATAGTGATAAAAAAGGTAGTGAAGCTTTAAAATGGAGTTATAATCAAGCAGCAGCAACGCCTTTTGATGCCAAGGAAGTAGTTTCCGGTGTAACTCAACTTGCAACCAGTGGATTGGATTACACTAAATATTTAATGCCATTAGGGGATACAGCAGCAGCCATGAATAAGCCACTGGAACAAGCTATGGCAGCTATGGCAAAGTTAAAAAGTGGTCAAAATGGTATAGCTGTAGATATGTTTAGAGATTTAGGTATATCAAATACAGACTGGAAAAAGGCTGGTGCTACATTTAGCAAACAAGGTGAATTAATGCAAACAGACCCGCAAAAGAACGTTGATATGGTTACTAAAATTATGCAAGAAAAATATGGTGGGTTAATGACTAGGCAATCAAGCACAGCAGGAGGAATGATTAGCAATATAGGTGATACTATCAATGGTATGGGTAGAGGACTTGCCGGAATAGATGCTAATGGTGCTATTATGAAAGGTGGTCTATTTGATAATTTTAAGCAACAATTACAAGTAATTATGCCATTGTTAAATAAAGTACAAGATTCAAAAGCCTTTTCACAACTTCAAAAAGACATAGGTCAATTGGCTACAGAAGGAGGTCAAAAACTAACAACATTTTTAAAATCCTTTGATAATCCTAAAACTCTAAAAGAATATGAATCAAATTTTAAAACCTTTATAAGTGATGTAAAAGCAGGATTTCAAATTGCGAAAGAGTTTGGTTCTGCTTTATTAGCCGTGGGGAAAGTATTAGAACCTATTATAAAACTTGTGGCAGCACATCCAAAATTATTTGTGAATTTATTTTTAGGGATAGAAGGAATAAAAGGAATTTCTACTATAGTTGGAATTTTTAAAAATATAGTTCCGGAACTCAGTACAATTTTAACAGCAACTAAAGTATTCGGTTTGGGATTTACTGGAGTGTTTAAAGCAATACCGGCAGTCTTAACCACTTTTTCCGGAACTTTTAATTTATGGGTTGGGGTTATAGGAAGTGTTCTTAAAGTAAAATTACTTGGATTAATGAGAACTGTTGCAACTGGAATGATGAGTATATTTGGTACTGTTACAGCTTTCTTTGAAGCTAATCCTATAGTATTAGCTATTAGTTTGATTGTTCTTGCAATTGTGGGATTATATGCAGCATGGAAAACAAATTTTGGCGGATGCCGTACTTATATTAATGAAGTTATTAAAGACGTAGAAGATGCTTGGAATGGTTTAATAGACTTTTTCAAGCATCCAATCCAAGGTACAATTAATATAATAAAAAGCTATAAAGACAATGCAGGAACGGTAAGTGCTCCTACTTCAATACCTGGGCTGTCTATTCCTATACCCATTCCCAAGAAAAAAAATGCGTTAGGTACAAGCTATTTTGAAGGTGGAGAAACTTGGGTAGGTGAAAATGGACCTGAAGTATTAAAGCTCCCAGGAGGAAGCAAAATTTTAAGCAATAGGCAGTCAATGAACATGATGAATAACTCTAACCAGATGCCTAATATGAACCTTTCTAATAGTTCAAGCTCTATGAGTTCTATGTCTTCACAATCTACTAAGTGGGGACAAGACATTCCAGAGGGTATGGCAAAAGGAATTAAAGATAACACTAAATCTGTAACGGATGCTACAACTTTTATGGCTGCCAAGATAAAAGAATTAATACATTTTACTGCACCAGACAAAGGGCCGTTAACTTTAGCGGCATAACATAGCAATGTGTTATGAGAACCATGTGAACCACTAAATAGTGGGTGTGGTATGTAAAAATACTGCTAACGGTGAAAACCTAACGTATATAAATATTATATATTAAATTTAAATATGGTATAATATAGTTAGGGATAGATAAGGCTTAATTACCCTTATTGAAAAGAGTTTTCCGAGACTCCTTCCCTTTAATTTAAAGTTAAATACTCGGAAAAAATAAAACTATCGGAGGTTTAAAAATTATGTGCAAAAATAAGACACATGAACAATTTATTAAAGAGGTTTTTAAAGAGGTAGGCAATGAATATACGATATTAGGACAATATTTAAACAGTAAAACCAAAATTGAAATTAAGCATAATAAATGCGGTTATACATTTAACATGCAGCCACATAATTTTATAGATTTAAGTCAAAGGTGTCCTAGATGTGCAGCCAATGCAAGAAAAACCAATAAACAATTTTTGCAAGAAGTATATCAATTAGTTGGTAACGAATATACTTTTTTAGAAGCTTATGTAACCAATAATACTCTTATAAAAGTTAAACATAATAAGTGTGGGCATATTTATAAAGTACGTCCCAGTAATTTTTTAAGTGGGAAACGTTGTCCCAAATGTGCAGGATGTATTAAAAAAACTACGAAGCAATTTAAGCAAGAAATTTATGATTTATATAAAGGCGAGTATGAAGTGCTTGGAGAATATAAAAATACACACACCAAAATTATGATTAGGCACAACAAATGTGGATATGAATATTTAAGTACTCCCACAAATTTATTAAGAGGACATGGATGTATCAAATGCGGTGGTAATTCTAAGAAAAATACCGAAGAAATTAAATCTGAGATACATAAACTTGTAGGAGATGAATACACTTTACTTAATGAGTATAAAGATGCACACACTAAATTAAAATTACAACACAATTCTTTTAATTGTGGAAATTACATTTGGGAAACAACTATTAGTACATTAAGAAAAGGGGTTAGGTGTCCTAAATGTGCTGGGAATGTTAAGAAGAACACAACCATATTTAAAGAAGAAGTCTCTAGTAAATATGGGAATGAATATGAAGTATTAAGTGAGTATAAAAATTCAAATACCAAAATTTTAATAAAGCACAATTTATGCGGACATACATGGAAAGCAAGGCCTTCTACTTTATTAAGGGGTTGTGGATGCCCTAAGTGTGTAGAAAGTAAGGGCGAGAAAAAAATATCCCAATGGTTAGATGATAACAATATTTCATATATTCCACAATTTAAATTCCCAAATTGTAAATTTAAAAAAGAGTTGCCTTTTGATTTTTATTTAGATGATATTAATATGTGTATAGAGTATGATGGTGAAGGACATTATAAACCTTTTAGATTTAATAAAAATAAGCAGAAAAATTTAGACAAGCTTAAAATTGTTCAGAAAAGAGATAATATAAAAGATATATTTTGTAAAGAAAATAATATCAGATTAATTCGTATACCATATACAAAATTTAATAATATAGAAGAAATATTAAAGAGCATTATATAATGCTCTTTTTTTATACAATATTTATATATTATGGCAATACCGTGCCAAGTTTAATCGGGTGTAACGACTAGAGAGAAATCTCGTACATTCTATGTGAAAATCATAGTTTGGAAGTGCATGGACTCTTTATAAAAAGAGTGTGAGATAGTCTAATCCCACTTTTAAATAAGTGTTTAAGTATCTCGAAAGAGAGGGTATAAATGTAAGTGATTTTGATACTTATCCAGTGGATATGATGAAAACATTCGGAACTGGGATAACAAACAATACAAAGCTTGTAACCGATCCAACTACAAATATGAGTACCGGGGTTCAAAACATATATTCAGACTTAACTACAAAAAGTAATGTTTCAGCAACCCAGGCTATGCAGGAATTTGGAAAAGGAATACAAGACAGCACAAGCAATATTACTCAAATAGTAAGTGACTTAGGAAATAAAGTTATTGACCAGTTTAAAACTACTTTTGGGATACATTCTCCGTCTGCTGTAATGCGTACACTCGCAAATCATATTCCAGAAGGATTTATACTTGGATTGCAAGACACAGATATGGCGGCATTTATAAAGAAATGGATAGGTGATACGTCAAGCCTTACTCAAAATGGTTTAGGAAGTGCAATAGGGGGCATTTTACAACCTATGTTCGATAAGGGTGACAATAAAGGCATTATCAGTATGGTTTATAATTTAATTCATGGTGGCTTAGGAAGTTTATCTAGCGGCGGAGTTGTAAATGGAAATGTATCTGAATGGATTTTAGCTGGTATGATAGCCGAAGGCGCTCCTATGAGTTGGTTACTTCCACTTGAAATGATAGCAAGTCGTGAAAGTGGAAATCCTGGCACGTTAGGTACAGGTGATCCTACTCTTGTAAATGGTGTTGGTGTTGGAAATGAATATGCAACAGGATTAATGCAAGTACTACCTTCAACTTTTAGGAGTTATTTTGGTACAGACGAGGGAATATTTGATCCTGTTATGTCTGTACGTGCAGCTATAAGAGAAATAAGAGAAAGTTGGGGTGGAAATCCTTACAACATCCCTGGCCTTATGGGTGGAGGAAATTATTTAGGATATGCCAATGGTGGTATAGCAGATAGGGCATCAATTTTTGGTGAAGGTCAATATCCTGAAGCCGCCATTCCTTTAAAGAAAAATAATTCTCGTTCCCAACAACTTTTAGATATAGCAGATAGTTATATAAACGGTGATAAAAAAGACTCAAAAGATTCAAAAGATATAAATATAATAATTAATTTTAATGGCTTAACTATAGGTGAAAAAGAATTTTTCGACAAAGCAGGTGAACATATTATAAAAGAAGTCCGAACTGCATTGGCCAATATGTAAAAAGGTGATTATATGGCATGGTATTTATATTCTAGTTATGTAATAGGCAAGGGATATGTTTCTACTGAAATATTAAATCAAACAGGTAACTTACAATGGACAAGCGATTCTGATACTTTAGCTGTAACACTAACTTTTGATAGTGCGTTGGATCTAGCCGAAGGACGAAGTCATTTGATTTTAAAAAGAGAAGGCAATAAAGATCCTATCTTCATGGGAGTTGTAACGAAAAAAGAAAATAAAAAGAATATATCCACCTACACTGCACAAGATTATGCTTTCTATTTAAACAAAAATGAAGAAGATTTAATACAATTTAATAATGCAAATGCAAAACAAGCCATATATAGTTTACTTGGAAAGTATGGAATAGGCGGTGCAGTAACGACGTTAAACACTACAATTAATAAAGTCTATAAAGGCAAAACAGTAAGTGATATTATAGACGATATCCTGGATCAATGTACGAAAGAACTTGGCCAGGAAGTTGTTAAAGAAATGCGAGGGAATGTACTTTGGATAGACAAAGTAAGTAATTTAAAGGCAGATTGTAAATATGTAATGGATGATGATTATTCTGTTACTCGAAGTATGGAAGAAATGTATAATAACGTTTCTGTAATAGCTAGTGAGGAAAGTGATAAGGGTGTGTATGCCAATGCTAGAGATAATAATACTATAGGTATTTTTGGACTGTTAAGTAAAGTACTAAGCATAGACGCATCAAATGCAAGCCAAGCTCAAAATGTGGCAAATAAATATTTAGACAATTACAATGCGACTAAAAGAGAATTAACTGTTACCCTTACTGATGTAGAAGGTTGCGAAAATATTAGGGCGAAAAGGTCAATACCTATATCTGTTTCAAAATATGGAGTACAAGGTTATTACAAAGTAAAGTCCGCTCAACATACACTAAATAATGGTATTTATAAAATAGCAGTAACCATAGATTTTTCAGGTGCAACCTTTGTTGACCCTCCAGAGCTTGCAGCAGCGGGTAATTCTAGTCAAACAACTATATCTAGTGTAAGTGGCAGTGTTAGTGGAAAAGCAAGTGATATTATTGCTTATGCAAAGCAATTCTTAGGCGTGCCATATGTAAGCGGCGGGGGTAATCCTCCGAAAAGCTTTGATTGTAGTAGTTTTGTAGCTTATGTATTTAACCATTTTGGTTACAACCTTACAGCATATACATGGGACATGATAAAACAAGGTACACAAGTAAATATGAGTGATATACAACCTGCCGATATGGTATTTTTCGACAATACAGGCCATGTTGGTATTTATATAGGAAATGACCAGTTTATCCATTGCCCTCACACAGGGGATGTCGTTAAAATAAGTACATTTAGTGGCTATTATGCAAATGAATGTAATGCAGTAGTAAGAGTTATTTAGTGGGGGGTGAAATTATGAGCCAATATACAGAATTAGCTAAAGAATTTAAACTTAGAGATAATAAAGATTATATTGGAACTGTAGTTGGAATTGTAGAAAGTATAAATCCTCTAACTGTAAGTATTTATGGAGGAAAAGCACTTTTTACTGGTGACACTTTGTATGTATGTAAAAATGCAACAGAATATCAAATACCATTTACACTAACATCACCAGATGGAACAGTTAGTGGAACTATTACGCATGAGGGATTGAAACAAAGGGATAAAGTTGCCGCTATATCTTCAGAAGACAATCAAAAGCTTTTTGTCTTTGACAAATTAACATAAATAAAGGAGTGGACTTATATGGAATTTTGGTTGATGGATAATAGAGAAGACGGTATGCCTTTAGATGATAGACAAATATTTCAACTCCCAGTGAATCCAGGGACAATAGAAATGACAAAGGGTACAATTAGTGAAACCTTCAATACTGAAAATTTAGGAGAAATTAGTTTTATAGGGAAAAGAAAGTTAGCTACTATTGATATTAGTAGCTTATTTCCTGCTCAAAAATATAATTTTTGCGAATGTACTCCGAAAGATAACCCTTATGATTATGTAGAATTAATTGATAGTTGGAGGTTTTGGTCAGCTGTAATTCGTTTGGTTATCACAGATACACCTATAAATATGCTTTGCAGTATAGAAAATTTTACGCATAAGGAAATTGCAATGTGCAGAGACATAGAATACACGTTAAGTTTACGAGAATATAAAAAGTTTGCGTCCTAAGGGGTGAAATTATGAATATTTTTCCTGATTATGTTTTAAATTTGGATACGGTAATAGACCAGAGTGTATCGGCAACCTCAACTATTCCAAAAGAATATGCATGGGATTTTGAGAATAATGATTTTTTATTAAAGGATGGTAAATTTCAAATTGTTACAGGAAAAGAAGCTTTAAAAATTTGGATATGGAAAGCACTTCACACTACAAGGCTAACTTATAGTATTTACTCGGACAATTATGGCCACGATTTAGACAGTATAGTTGGTCAAGGGCTATCAAGTGCATTAATTGCTAGTGAAGCAAAAAGATTAGTTGAAAAGTGTTTAAGCGTGAATCCTCATATTACAGGAATAGAAAACTTTATTTCAAATAGTGAAGATGATAAGTTGATAGTTAGTTTTACTGCAATTACGGATCAGGGTGGGGTGGAATACAGTGACGTATAGCGAAAGTGAAGAAACTATAAGAACTAGGATGTTAAACAATATATCAGACAGTGTAGATAAAACAGAAGGTTATTTTGTATATGACAATATAGCCGCAACAAGTAAAGAGTTTTCAAAAATATCATCTTCACTAGATGAAGTGAAAAGTAAGTTTGATATTAGTAACCTAACAGGTGATGAACTAACAAGCGCGGTGTATCAAAGAACTGGTTTAACCAGGACGCCAGCTACATATGCTGTAGGCGTTTTAACCATCGCAGGAAACCCAACTATAGCAGTAGGAGATTTAATTCAAACAGTCAGTGGGGTACAATTTAAATCTACCGAACCTAAAACAATAACTACAAGTGGGACAATTAATGTTAAGGCAGTAGTGGCTGGAAGTAGTGGTAATATACCAGCAGGACAAATAACAGTAATGCCAGTTACCATACCTGGGGTAACAAGTGTTACTAATTTGGCAGCAACGGAAAATGGATTTGATGAAGAAACAGATGCAGCTTTACTTGTGAGATACTATGAAAAACTTCAGGAAGCAGATACGGGAGGTAATATAGCCCACTTTAAAAGCTTGGCAAAAGATTATACAGGAGTAGGAGATTGCAAGGTTTTCCCTACATGGAATGGCAATAACACTGTTAAACTTGTAATTATAGATTCTAATAAAGAAGTTCCCAGCACAGATTTAGTAAATGAAGTACAAACGTATATGGACCCATTAGGTGATGGCATTTGGGGACAGGGATATGGCGCCGCACCTTATGGAGCTTTTACAACTATAGAAGGTGCTAAAGGTAAAAATATAAGTGTAAGTTTTACAGTAATTAAAGATACTAATTATACAGATGAACAAAGAGATACAAATGTTAAAGCTAGTATAACTGCTTACTTAAAATCTATAGCTTTTGTAGATAATGCAGTTGTATCTTATGCCAAGGTTGGTGCCGCAATCCTTGCCAGTGCCGGGGTACTTGATTACTCTAATTTAGCTATAAATAGTGGAACTGCAAATATACCAATATCTTTAACGTCAACCTTATGTGAGATTCCAATACTGGATACGGTTACTATATCATAATTAAAAAAGGGGTGGGTATAAATGACATATAAAGATACTTTAAAGTCATATTTGCCGCCAATGCTTACAGAGACAAAAACTTTTGATGAATTGTTAAATGCAGAAGGAAGTGAATTTAATAATTCATATGCCAATCTTGACGATATTAAATTACAGTTAAATATTGACACCGCCACATGGGGATTGAATTATTATGAAAAAGATTTAGGGATAACGATAGATTATACAAAAGATTTAGATTATAGAAGGAGTGTAATTAAATCAAAATCAAGGGGAAGCGGAAAATTTAGTGCAACCATGATTAAACTTGTATGTGATTCATTTAGTAATGGAGATGTACAAGTTACTTTTGATGGTACCACCCATGTTAAATTTACAAATATTTATGGTGTCCCGCCAAATATAAGTGACTTGCAAAATGCTGTAGAACAAATAAAGCCTGCATATCTATTATTGGATTATATTTTTACTTATTTAACTTGGGATCAATTTGAAAGCTATAATTTAACTTGGGATCAGTTAGAAGCATTAAATTTAACTTGGAACCAACTTGAAACTTATAAAAGATAGGAGTGGTTAAAATGCCAAGTGTAAATAAAACTCCTAATATTGGACTTAATCAATGGCAGGGAAATGAATATTTAAAAAGACAGGATTTAGTTGATGATAATACAATACTAGATGCAGAAATAAATAAAAGAGCCTTGAAAACAGAAGTACCCACTAAAACGAGTAATTTAACCAATGATAGTAATTTTATAACTTCTAGTGGGGCTCCAGTTCAAAGTGTAAATAGTAAGACAGGGACAATTACTCTTTCTGCAAGTGATATAAAGACATCAAATGGGACAACTTTAGAAGATGTAAAGGAAGATTTTGATTCGCATAAGGCAGATTATATGTATCAAATACCTGTTATTAGTGGTACTCAAATAAGAATAAATAGACTTTCAAATACGAATAGATTATTTTTTCAACTTAGTTCAGATTTAACAGGTGGAGCAATAACAATATCTACAGATGGAGGAACAACATCAAAGCCTTTACAAGACGTTGACGGTAATGCAGTTACAGTATTAGAAAAAGGGTTTGTGGAGGTGGTAGCTGATGCGACTTTTTTTACCTTGCGCAATAGGGGAATATCAGCTACACAAAAACAACAATTAATAGACATAACAAATAATGCAGAAGCAAATCAATCTACTATTAAAACTAATATTGCTACAGGATTAAATACAGGTACAGGAAGTAGTTTAACAAGTTCTAGTTCATGGATTGATATACAAAACATAATTAATAACATGAACAATACTAATAAAAAATACAAAATAGGAACAGTTACATCAGTTACTACAACTCAAAGCTTTACTAGATCAGACGGTACTACCAATCCAACTGGTACAATAACAATAACAGGATTAACTTTTATTCCTAGTATATTAATAGCGGTAGGCAATCAATCTACTATAGTATTTAAAAACGATGCTAATAACCTTACTATTTCAAATTCAAATAATGGGAAAATAATAGTTATTTATGATTCTGGTTCTCCAAATTATATTGTTGGAAATTCATATAAACTTCAATCACCTGCAAAGGCAGACTTAACAAGTGTTGTTTTACCTGTAGGAATCTCAGCTATAAATTATAATTATATAGCTATAGAATAGGAGGAAAATAGCATGTTAGATAGTACAGCAAAATTAAATGATATAATAACAGAACTTCAAAGCTTAGAAGGTATAAATCAAAAGGCAGATTTAAAGAGTGCTTTAGTTGCAAAAGGTGTAAGTGCTAGTGATACAGATAGTATGGCTGATTTGGTAAGTAAAGTTAATAGTAGTTTGTATGGAAGTAATATAAAAAGTATTCAAAGAGGTTCGGTTGCAAGTGACTCTATAACTTCAAGTGGATTGTCAATTAGTATATCTAGTGTTGATTTGACAAAATCGGTTGTTATGGTTCATTTTTGCTCAAGGTCAACAGACCAAAACGATTTAGTTAGAGCAGAAATCACATCTCCGACTGAAATAAAATTATATATTGGTAATAGTACTGGATATGCTTATAGGGTTATCTATTGGGAAGTTATTGAATTCAATAATGTTAAAACATTACAAAAAGGAACAACTGTTACTACAAGTATGGATGATGTAGACCAAAACATATCAATATCTAGTGTTAATGTTTCAAAATCAATGGTTTTTTCTTCATATAGTTCAACAAACAGTTCTCCTGTTTATGTACCTATGAAGAGTGTTATTTTAATAAATAGTACAACACTGAAAATCATTAAATACGATTATAATGGTTTGTCTACACATCATTGGCAAGTAATAGAATTTAATTAGGAGGTCTATTTTATGTTAAAATATTATGCAACATTGAATGAAAATAAAATATGTATCGGAACACAAAGTTCGGTACTAGAACAACCATTGAACACTGTTGAAATAACAGAACAGGAGTACCAAAACAATACTTATAGCTATAGAAAATTTGAAAACGGCGTATGGTCGACAGATAAATTCGAACTAGTTTCAACAGCTCCGATTGATGAGTTTACATCTATAAAAAGCCAAGTGGATGCATTAAATGTAGCTATGGCTAATTTAGTAGGAGGTGTTAGCTAATGCCAACTTGGAAGAAAAGTATATTCGTTAATGCAATAAAGGTATTAATTATAGAGGAGAATAAAACAGCAACAGAGATTATTACAAGATATACTAAGCTTACTGATGCTGAAAAGGCAGAAATATTAACAGCAATTGCTTCATAATAGAATATTTTTGCGTATATATTTATACTTATAAATATATATAAGTGTGTATTAATATGTATAAAAATGACAGACAAAATTAAAAGATATATAATCATTTCTAAAGGGGGTGGTTATATTGGGAGAGAAGGCGGTACGTATAAACATTACACTTCCACCAGATGTACTGGCAGAGTTTAAAAAATATGGATGAAAGAAGGTGAAGTATATTTTGAATACTGAAAAAGATTTTCTGTATCATTTTACTAAAGATTATGATACAGTATTAAAAATTTTAAGAGATGGTTTTAGATTAACTGAGTGTTTAGAAGAAAGAAAAGGGTTACCAGATGAGTTAGCATCATTAAAGACCAAAGTGCCAGTTTTATGTATGACTGATATTAGATTACATGAAATTAAGTATCATACAGAAAAGTATGGCAAGTTTGGTATAGGTATGACGAAGGAGTGGGCTCATTTCTATCACGCTCAGCCAGTTATTTATATTGATAAAAATTCAGGACTATGTAAAGCTATAGAAAACTATTTTCCACATATCAAAGATAAATTTTTAGATAGAAATAAAGAATATCGTGATAAAGATGAAATGTTTTTATTTAATTTAGAACTTTTTTGCAAAGATTTAGAGTATTTTACTGAAAATGAATGGAGAATATTACCTCAGTTTATTGATGAGCAACTACTAAAAACTATAGGAAGTAATTATTATATAGATATTCCTAAACAAAACGATATAGTATGTATTATAGTTCCAGGTGAATATATTCCACAATTAAATAAGGATATTAAAATTATTTTTAATGAGAAGTATAAGAATGAAGATATAACCTTCCCAATAATGCCATATGAATATTTGGAAATGTTATAAGTTGTTTACAAAGAGCTCAAATAGGGCTCTTTTTTCATTCTTAAAATTGTGTCACATAAGTAACTATTAATCTGTATTAGTGTAAACTAAGTGATACCAATGGTTACAAGTGGATAAGAAGAATGTTAGAATATTTTTGCGAACTAAGGTATTAAGAACTTTGGAAGAATCCAAGGCTCTTTTTTAATACAAAAAATTAACAGGAGGTAGTATATGAGTGAAAATTATGATGCTGAATTATGTGAAGAAAAACACAAAACATTAAATGATACGGTAGATGAGCATGAAATTTGGTTAAAAAAACATGATGAAGAAATAAGCTCAATTAAGCAAGATAACAGAGAAAATAAAACTGACATAAGAAATTTAATAAAAAAAATGGATGATTTTATATCAGCTATGCAATGGGGACTTGGCATATTTGTCACAGTCTCTATTTTTGTTATAGGAGTTTTATTAAAAAGATAAGAAATAGAAAGGAAATGATGTTATGGTAATAACTTATGATTTTGGACATGGTACTGGTGAAGATCGTGGAGCTTCCGGCTATAGAAATGAGGAACATGACTGCAGGGAATATGGAGCACTTGCAATTAAAAAGTTGCAGCAACTAGGGCATACCTGCTATGATTGTACGCCACCAGCAAGCCCAGCCTTAAGTTTAGGACAGAGCCTTGCTTATAGGGTTAATAAAGCTAATTCTATAGGCTCACAACTTCATATTTGTATGCATGTTAACGCCTATGAAACAGATAAGGCCAATGGCTGTGAAGTAGAGTATATAAGTGCTTCAGGTAAAACTTATGCTGATAGAGTATGCAATGAGATGTCTAATGCATTAGAATTTAGAAACAGAGGCAGCCAATTAAGAACTGGACTTTATGTATTAAAATATACAAACATGACTGCTATTCTTATAGAACCATTTTTCTGTGATACTAAAAGCGATTGTAACAAGTATAATCCTGAGAAGCTAGCAACAGCTATAGTAAAAGGGATTACAGGACAAACAGTATCAAACCAACCAACTGCACCTAAGCCAGTAGTACAACCAGTACCTACATATCCTGAAACTATTCCAGAAGGAGTATTTCAGATTCCAGGTACTAAATTTTATATAGAACCAAGGGCTGATGGAGATATGGGAATTCACCTGGACAGAGGAAATTATATTACTATTCGTAAAGGTGGAGCTCCGGTGGTAGTTTATAACAATAACAAAGGTCAGGGTGGATCTAAGGTATTATTTTAATTCTCATTTTATAAATCAAAAGATATGATGAGAATTTTGTTTTATAAGACTAGTAAAATAGCCTTTTTTAAATTATCAAAAATACAAATTAAATTTTAGGAGGAAAAAGTATGTTAGGAAATGAAGCAGCAAATATAATTTCAAGTGGAGTATTGAGTGTTTTAGGAGCTTTGGCTTCTTATGGTGTAACAGTAGGGGTGACTTATCTTAAAAAGAAAAGGGAAGCTCTTGTAACACAACTAGGTGTAGATAAATACAACGAGGATTATAAAATTGCACAAGACATTTACTATATAGTAGAGCAGCAGTTTAAATTTATACCACAGGCAGGGGAACAGAAAAGAAAAGAATTTGATAAGCTGCTAATTGAGAAGATTCCAGGAATATCTCAGGAAGAACTAAACCACTTCAGGGAAACTATTTGTGGAAAGGTAAATTCAGAGGTTAAGAGTAGTCAGATTTTAGCACCTGCATTTGATGCAAGTAAAGATGTTTCGGATATAGTAGACACTATAAAATCACAGAAAGAGACTATAACTCCTGTACAAAAGGCAACTACAGAAGCAGAAAAGGACGCACAAATACAGAAAGCTCAACAAGATCTAGCAGCTGTACAGAATGAAAATGCACAGTTGAAGCAAAAGATTGCTACTGTACAAAATACTGAACAGAATGTACCGGCTTCTGCATAGAATTAAAATATAATTTTAGTAATAATTCAAAGCCTAGAATAGCCTTTACACTATTCTAGGCTTTATTTTTGTATGCAATACAATACATTATATGTGTGAACTACCACCACTTATAGAAGTGGATGGCTTCATGGTCAATACTACTACTGTAGCAAGTTTACCCATGCTCTAAAGGTCGAACCAACCTCAGTTTATTACCAAAATCATATAACTAATTTCAGTAGATTTTTACTAGCATTTATATCCCTATCGTGGTGTGTACCACATTGAGGGCAAATCCATTCTCTAAGTGCTAGATTTTTTACTTCTTTATTTTTATACCCACAAACTGAACATAATTGAGAACTAGCATAATTAGATGGTGCAATTATTATTTCCCTGCCATACCAATTAGCCTTATACTCTAACATCCTTCTAAATTCTGACCATGAAGCTTCGCTTATTGCTTTTGCTAACTTATGATTCTTTAGCATATTATTTACTCTTAAGTCCTCAATAACTATAGATTGGTTTTCTCTGATTAGTTTAATTGATAACTTATGTAAGAAATCTGCTCTTTGATTAGATATTTTTTCATGTAGTTTTGCTACTTTTAGCCTAGCTTTACGTCTATTGTTACTACCTTTTTGCTTTCTCGATAAATCCCTTTGGAATTTAATGAGCCTTTTTTCTGATTTTCTAAGATGTTTTGGATTAGGTTCTCTATACCCATCAGAACATATTGCAAATTCTTTAAGTCCAACATCTACACCTATTTTTTTATTTATAACTGGTAGAACGAAATTTTCACTATCTACTAAAATTGATATATAATACTTGCCACTTGGTACTTGTGATATAGTGCAGGATTTTATCAAGCCTGTGAACTCTCTATGTTGTTTTATTTTAATCATAGATTTTAACTTAGGTACTTTTACATGACTGTTTTCAATGTATACCGTTCCTTTTTGATTATTGGTTGTATAGCTATTATAATTAGTTTTCTTACTTTTGAATTTAGGAAATCCTACAGATTTATCCCTAAAGAAATTTTTATAGGATTTATCCAAATTCATTTGTGCATTGGCTAAAGCTAAACTATCTACTTCTTTTAGCCAAGGAAATTTTTGTTTATATAGTGCTGGTGTTGGATATTTTATTTTTTTTATATCCAATTCTTTGTTCTCCTGATAAGATTTAATTCTATCTGCTAACATTTGATTATAGATAAATCTAGTACACCCAAAGGTTTTAGCTAGAAATATTCTTTGTTCTTTGTTTGGATATATCCTGTATTTGTAAGCTTTTAACATATTTATCACCTCTTAATACTATTATATCATAAGTTTACGTAAGTTGCAATAAGTTTAAATATATTATATACTATTTTTGAGGTGATATTATGAGTGATTTAAAAAACAGAGAACGCTATACAAATTCAATTGATATTGAATTGTTGAAAAAGTTTAAAGGACTTTCAAGAGAAACTAAAATACCACAGTCAAGGTTACTTGATGAAGCAATTGAATTAATATTGAAAAAGTATAATAAGTAATATATTGCCTAACGGCAAGTGCTATTCATCTCCCACCTATAGAGGATGGGAGAATTCCACACAAGAACAGGTTAAAAGAAGCCATTGCGGTTTTATGTGAAAATATTTTAGTTTAAAAATGTACTTTGTCGGAAAAGTACATTTTTAATTTTTTGAGTTTTTATCTTCAGCAGTTATAGAAATTTCATTTTCAGTTAACTTATCAACTGAAGATTTGCCTTTAATTTCAAGTCTATCTTTAAAATACGTTCCTGCAATTACTTAGAAAAAAATATGATTAAAAAACATAAAATATGATATAATATATTTAAAAGAAGCCGTTACGGTTTTATGTGAAAATGTTTTTAGTTAATTAAAATGCACTTATGCGAGGGTGCATTTTAATTTTTTGAGTTTTTATCTTCAACTGTAATAGCTACTTCATTTTGACTTATGTTAGTCGATCTCTTATTTTTGAAATTAATACAAATATCTTTATGAAAAGAAATCAATGCTATAATCCCTACAATGGCTACAATTGCAACTATTGCTATAATAACAACTGAATCACTCATGTTGTCACCCCCTCTGTTGTCAAATTAACCGCAACGACCTCTTTGCAAGAGATAAATCCTGGGAGATGACTAACTAAAAACACTTTATTCTCTTGATAATATTATAGCATATATAGAAATAACTTTAAGATTAGAATAAGACTGTTATGGAAAATATTTATGTATAAAATAAAACCTGTGCCCTAATTTAGAGTACAGGTTTTATTTTATATTTGTTAAGATATATAGCTTTTCTAAAATAATAGCATTAAAAGCAAATTTATTCAAGTTTAGGGCGTTTTTTATCGTTCAGTAATTTAACTGTACGTTCAAACATACTTTTGTCAATAAATTCATTAGTTACATTTTTAGAATTCAATAATATAAATCTTATTGAACTTTTAGACCAGTCTTTATTGCGATTAGTTTTAATTCCTGTACTATTTAGTTCATTTGCAATTTCTCGCAGGCTCTTACCTTCTACATAGAACTTATATATTTTTTCAATCACTTC